CCCGACATGAAATGTCGGACGAGACCTAGGGCCCAACACAAATTTTATAAGGAATGACAGGGAATTTTATTCATGTACCTTTTGAAAAGACGACATTTCATATTGTGTTGGGCCATAAAATTGAATTCTCTCTCAGAGAATATATACCACATCCAATCTTCCATGTTAAAGGCGTTTTCTCCCAAGCCGCGCATGATTCACACCATTGCAGAAATGTTATTGGATCGAGGATATGAATTGGTCGGGTGTATCAAGGGCAAGTCAATGGTCCGGGTGACGCCTGGCCAAACCTTGTCGATTGAAGACGTCGAAGAGATGTTGTCGTCCTTTAAGATGAGTCCTCCCTCTCAAGTCCACCAAGTGGTTCTGGAAGGCATTGTACCCAAAGATTCGGACCGCACCTCCTTTGTCCGCCACTTGGACGCTGGAGAAAAGGTCGTTGTCTACATGACCCATGGCGGGTCCAAACTCGGAAAAGCTGGTATTATTGCTCTTCTTGAAGACGCCATTGAAAAAGAAGCGTCACGCATCATCCTTCCCCTCGTGATGGGCGCAACCGTCCACGTGCCCAAGGAAATTGCACGGGTCAAGGCGTCTCACGGAATCATTACTGAAATTTTTCTCTTGATTGAATTATTTGAAGTTGTGGGACGCCATGAAATGTCGTCCATCTACCACGTTGTGGAGCCTGAAGAAGTCAAGAAACTTCTCAAGGACAACCACTTGGAAAACGTGTATCAACTCCCCCAGATGAAGGAAACGGACCCACAGGCGCGCTACTATGGTCTCACCAATGGCATGGTGGTCAAGGAACACCGACCGACCCTCTACTACCGTGTGATTACACCGGCAGTAGGCTAGACCGTGTGAGCCAAGGTGCAAATCCTCCGGTTGATTTCGCAGAGCGAAATTTAATCAATAAACAAACGTGATTTACAAATCAATACAATTGCCAAGGGCATCATCCTCTTGCTTCCCAATGAAAAATTTCCAGACCCTCCAATAAATGTCTGCATCTTGTCAAAACGCTGTTGAATTCAACAAGTGCCCAACATGGCATGTCGCCCGTGACTTGAAGACGTGCCAAGATTTGGCAACTCCTCAAGGCCCTTACCCCACCATTGATTCTTGCCAGACCAACACCGCGTCTTGCTCTAACCCCTCTCCGGCCGGGGTGGCCATGAACCCTCGGGCAGGTGGCATCTATGCCCGGTGGGGCGCCACGGCACCCATCAAGCCAGGCCCCATGGTCCGTGGTCTCCACTCAACCCCCTACCCCTTTTGTCGCTCCTACGCCTATTCCCGCGCCTCGAACGAGTGCCACGAAGTGAACAACAAGACGCCCGGAGCTTCCGTGGGACCCGCTGCCTGTGTGGCCGCCCATTCCCCCTACACCTACAACGGACCCACTTTTTAAGCCTATAGACTCTAGTTTCTTTTTCTGCGAAAAGGGACTGGTGTTACCAATAAATACGAGGCTCTTCTAGAGGTGAGGGCACATAAATGTGCACCTCACCACTAGTGGTCTGGTCCAAAACATCTTGAAAATAAGACCATTTTACTCAAGTTAAAATTTTTCAAGTGCATATTCAATTGGCCAGACCTCTAGATCAAATAAATTTCTTCTTCAAACTTTCTCAAGAACCTTTGGGAAGCTTCACATCTCAAACCGCCTTCTCCAATCCACCATGGCCGATACGACCCAAGCAATCCCGACCCCGACCAAGCAAGCCACATCCAAGACCAAGATCACCAAGCGCCTCCGAGAGGATCCTTCCTCGAAGCCCCAGAAGCCTGAAGACGAACCAACCAAGCGCCTCAAGGAGAAGAAGCGCGTTCCCAAGCCCATGAACCCTCTCCTTGCCACTCGATCCCTCCCAGCATGGGTCACCAACGTCTTGTCTGGGACGGTCAAGGATCGTCCGGAGTGGCAACTTCCCGGCGCTCCGATGCTCAAGGACAACCACAAGCGGGTTCTCACCGACACCCAAGTCAAGCTTGTCACCAAGGCCTTCACTTCAGCCAAGGACGACATCTTGTCCACCCTCCCCAAGAGTGGGGTGCCGAGTCGGAAGGCCACCCTCGAAGCCCGCGCCATTGTCTCGGAAGCCCTTGAGCTCACCTCTCCCTTTGTCGCCCCCGCCTTCAAGATGTTGACTACCGACGCCCTTTCCAAGACGAACCTTGATGACCCGGCATGCCTGATGGCCTTTATGGGTGGCGCCCAGCGGCAGATTTCCGCGGCCTTTTGCGGGCAGCTCGAGGGCGCCATGGCCATCTTGGCACGTAACCTTCAGGTAGCGCCGACCACTCTTGGCGGAGATCCCAGGGAAGATGTTGACTCCGTTGACACGGTGGACGAGCCCGAGGCAACCCTCCCCGCCGAGCCACCTGCTCCTCAAGAGGAGGTGGTGGACGGCGATGCCACGACGGAGGATTCTGGGTCTTCATCTTCTGAGGACGAAGACGAGGACGCAACGGATGACGAGGAGGAAGATGCACCCCCATCCCCCTCTCTTTTTTCTCAACAGTACTAGGGTTGAGGACAAATGAATTGATTTCGTGATACTCAATCACTCACGACTACGTCGTGATCTGACATCTGGAAATCAAGTAACTGTGTTCAAATTATTGTAATTTTGTCCGAAACGCTTAGAGATGAGTGCTAACGGAAACGAGCTACCTAGCGGTTCGAGACACTATAAGATTATGAGGTGTCAGTTCATCTGACCCTCACCCTAGGTTTCCTGGGAGATAAAGGTGCTAGGGCTAAAAAATGAAAAAATACTGACACAAAATACCTCAAGCCGTTTCCTCAAGCCCTTTCCACTCCACTTGGGACCTCATTTCTTCTCGAGGTCTTGTTTCAGTCAGATTAGTCGAGGCTGGACTTGGAGCAGGAATAATGACGGGGGAAGTGACTGCAAGGCTCGAAGCCTTACTCGACGATGCTCTTGCCAAAGGGTTATGCCGCACAGAGAATAAATAATCAGAAATTTATTTAATTTCAATCCTCTGGATTGAAATCTGATTTTTGTAAAATAAAATTATTATTAGGGTCCCGTCCACCCGAATTTGCACTTGTAAAAATATATGTTTGGCAGGAAATACAGTGACCTTACTGATATTTTGACCGTTTCTCCGTTTTTATAAGTGCAAATTCGGGTGGACGGGACCCTACATAGACTCATTTGTGCCCCTGTGCACCCGGTAATCATACCCGTAGACGGAATCGTCTTCGTCGTAGTCACCCGTCAGGGCGTCTTGAGAGATCCGGGCACTGTAGTCGTCACAGTTGTCACCCACCAGATCAAGCTGGGGGGTGATGGCATCAGCCACTCTCTGCATACCTTCGTCCGTGTCTGGGACGTCGTCGGCGTGGTCGATGAAAAACTTGAGAAGTGCACGGACCGAGTATTCTGATGAAAAAGAAACAAAATTAAAATTTTTCCAGACAGAGTTCTCACAGGTCGTCCTCGTCAAAATCAAAAAGAGTGTCCACGTCTTCCTTCGCAATCGTGGCAAGGTTCATCAGGGCCCTCTTGTAGAGACGTCCGTCGGCCCCAGGCTTGGAAGCAGCGTTGGTCCAAAAGGCGCTGATGGTCAGTCGAGCACCGTTGATGACGATGGTCCGGCGAAGGGGGTCAGCTTGGTTTGAAGGCGTCGTTGCGTCTGGGGTTTGGGGGGCGGCAGGGTCTGTCCAGACGTAGAGAGGGCGGTCCTGGGTGGAAGACATGGCTGAAGAAAGGCTTGGTTGAAAGTGGAGGTGGAGAGGGTGTGGTCTTGGTTGGAAGTGGAGGTGGAGAGGGTGTGGTCTTGAGCTTCAAGATTTTGTGTGTGAGTCTTGAGGTGGTGAGGGTCTACTGTATTTACAATTTTCCCTTTCATTATTTACACACTCCGCGCATTGAACCGCCAGGTAACCCCAATCACAAATGTCACACACCGTCTGCTTACATACAAAGCAGCACCGCAGGCGCTGGAAACCGCCACAGAGGTAGCACCCACGAGTGAAACGTCTCGGAGCAAACACCATTTGGAAGAAAAACTGTGGTTTGAAACGGGTTAGAATGCGAATATTCACATAAATATGGGTCGTTTGTTGTCGCGTGTGTGCAGATCGGGAAATGTGGAGAGTGTCAAGACGTTGTGCGAAAGTGCAAGTTTCCAAAATCAAACGCCTTGGACGTAAACGACGCAAGAGTCACTTGGTGGTGATCCTCCCAAAACCGGCGGACTTGAACGGCTACAAGGAGAAATTGTGACGGACGAAGGAGGTGGCATCTGCCACAAGTGCCTGGATGGTGGACGAGGGGGCAATGGGGGAGTGTGGGCTACGAGAGGAGCCATAGGCAGAGCCTCTAGATCGGGTTCTTCGTGTGCCTCCGACGCTTCGTAACGAGCGACACATCCCATACAAAGTGTCGCGTGTCTGTATACCATGCAAAGGGTGAGGCCTGTCTTGGAGCAAGCAGAGCAAGTAGGCAAGGGAGAGCCAACAAGGAGATCCACTGCACTTCTTCCTGGACGAAGCAAGGACCCGTGACGAAGGACATGCATAGCTGCTTGGTCAGACAGAGAACTCATTTTGGGCATAGGAGGGTTAAGGGAAGAAAGGAAATGTGTATGGTAAAAATTATTTATTTTCCTGATCCCACTTACATTTAAATCTCCCTCCATGAAACCTTTTTCAAGGTCACCCCTTTCCAAACCTTGGGATTCCAATCCCGTGGCCCTTCAACCAAAACAAAAACCCATCCAAGCCAAACGTCCTAGCTATCCTCCTGGCTACGTGCACAAACTAGCTCCCTGGGAAATCCGTGCGACGGATACCAAATCTGTTGACTTTCCACCTTTTTTTCTTTCCTCCCTAAACTCTTCTACTAAATAAATGAGTGACTCGTCGAGGTCAGAGGACCATCTTATCGAAACCACCCTCCCCTTGGGTCCTCCCACCAAACGTAACCTTTTCATCTACAAGGCACTTAGAAAATCTCTCCACAAGGTCAAGGGCTTATCCACCGTTGACAAAAGGACCCTCCTCCGCTATCTCGTCCACCAAGTCCAAGCTGAAGATACTTCCTTGCCCCGACCCCTCCCTCCACCTCTTCCCTACGAAGACCTTTACCGCTTCAAACCCCGCTCTGCCCAAACCCCCATCATCCCAGCCTCTTTCCGTCTTTTGGGTCGCTTGGCGTCCTCCACCACCCTCCGTCTCCGCATCTTTCACTCAATTCGTAGTTTTCTCCACCGCCGCATGAAGGCAGGTGTGCCCCTCTGGAGCCTCGTTGAAGATTTCAAGCGTTTTGGCCGTGCTTCCCTCTACGCATCCACCCACGTCACCTGCCTCCGCCATGAATCCAAGTGGCTCCGCTACTCGTGGCCCATCCAAGTGGTCAAACGTGGCAAGACGACCACCACCGTTCTCTACCTGGCTGGCCTCCCCAAGGGTCTCACCGCCGCCCTTCCAACCTCCTTGGTGGATTTCAAGGGGGGTGTGGCCTTGGCAGCACCCTCTTTTTGCCTCTCTGTTTTTGATTTGGATTGTGCTCAAGTTCATGGACTCAAAGGCTTTTCAAGCGTGCCCGTTTTGATGGCCTTCAAGGTTCAAGTCTCAAAGGACGACGTGGAAGCGGAAAACTTTCGTCAAGAGGCCACCCTATCCCTCCTCGCCAATGCCGTCGTCCAAACACGCATTTGCCCCAATTTTAATCTCGTTTATGAATACCAAGAAGTTCCGTGCAACATCTTGTGGAACCCTGACATTCTTCCTGAAGCCAAAGAAGGCATCGAGTGTGAAACCCATCGAACCCACTTTATGTTGAATGAACTTGCAGATGGAAACTTGGAAGACTGGATGAGGGAAGGTCGTCATGCTCCCCATACCAATGCCGAAATTGGAGCTGCTTTTTTTCAATGCCTCGTGCCCCTTTGGGTCATGCACCACCTATGGGGCGTGTCTCACAACGATACACATTTTGGAAATTTTTTATTTGTACGTCTTGACAAACCACGAACTCTTGTGTATGATTTTCCCGTTTATGGCAAACGCATCGTCCTCTCCAACCAACGGTGTCTCTTTAAGATTTGGGATTTTGGCTTGGCAAGCCAAGCGACTCCCGAAACCATGTTTCGTGATGTCAAGGAACTCATTCGTATGTTTTCTCATTATGGTCCGGCAGAAGCCTACAAAACCATGGGAAAGTCGTTTATCTTGTCACCCTCCTACCTTCAAGCAAATGCAGAAGTGCTGCCCGGCGTCTCCCTCAGGCCTCTCAATCTATCTACCAAACTTCCCGGCCACGCAATCCGCTCCCTCATTCCCCAGCCCGGATCGCGCAAGGCCAACCTAATGCGCAAAAAGGCAGTCAGGGCCTTGACCTCCAAGTGGAAGGTTCCTCTTGATCTTTCTCTTGGCACCCTCGTCCAACCCGTGACACGATTGGAAGAACGCTTTGGCTCGGCAACCCTTACGGCCTACCTCCCTAGTGGAGCTAAATGAATAAATCAGTCAATCTTGAAAGTGGGGCATGAGCCTTTTGAATAGGCGGGGCACATCCCCAGGAGAAGTTCTCCTCCCGTTGTCGCGTCACAATAATGGGTCACTCCCAAATTGGTGCAGGCATAGCATCCTCCCTTGCACTCGCAACTGTCAAAGGGGTAAGACCCCGTAGCTTCTTGACAATATTGAAGAGCTTCCCAAGAATACTGGTTACCACTAATGGGAGTACCTACACCTCCACCATCGATGCCACTGCCACCATCGATGCCACTGCCATCATCTCCGGCACGAGGACCGTCAAGACCTCCATCCCAGGACCATCCAGCACGTTGATGGGTTCCGGTCAGATAGGGAGTGACCGGCTGCCTCTGGATGAATCCCGGTGACGACTTGAAGGGCCGCATCTTGATGAGACATTCACTGGTGGGCCGAACGCCAAGAATGGGATGAAAGGACATTTTATTTATCCGAGAGACTTCGACTTAAATGTTCTGTCGCGAGCAAGTGGTACAAGCCCGTTTTCCATCACAGGGACAATTCTCCCGGTGCCAATAAAACTCTTTTGAAATCGACCGTTTCACTGACCCCACATCCCCTGCCCGAAAGGCCGTCGCCCATGCTTCATTGAAAAACTCACGAAGTCGGTGAGCTTCATCGTTCAACTCCTTTGGCGTCTTGGTCGCCAAATCACACCGAACAAGTCCATCTGCCCCAAGCATAAACGTCTCCAAGAGTTGGACCTTGACCTTGACACGGTCGGCCTTCTTTTGCCACGCCAACGCGGCCGATTTCCATTGGGAGGTGTTGGAGTAGCCCCGAAGATAGGAGAGGCGCAAGTCGCGCAGGCGGCGTGATGATCTATAAGGTGCTTGAAGTCCTTGGATCAGAAATTGGAAATGGTTGTGGAGGGCAAAGAGTTGAGGAAGAAAGGCCAAAATTTTGGGTGCCTTGGCCATCTTGTCACGAATAGCTTGGTAGACTGGGGCATGAGGTCCTGTAGGTGCCCTGCCACCGCCACCCTGGCGTCCATTCCCGCCATTGGCAATTAGCCACTGGACCATGTGAGGATTGTGGGCCTGAGAAGGGTTGAGAATCTTGAGGGTGTTCCAGCAAAACGCTGTGTGACAAGCTGTGCACCACATGTGGGAGCAGCCGGCAATCTTGTGAATGGGTGCGGAGCAAGAGGGACATGGCTTGGAATCCTTTCGCAAAAAATTCACCGACTGAATGTCTTCCTCCTTGCAGACATGGTCTTCATCGACATAGGCCTTTTTGGACTGGCGGCACTTGGCACACACAAAGAGGGTGCATGTTCCACACTGGCCCCTATCATTGATAAATCCACGACAGGATTCCTTGGGGCATTGGGTTCCAGAAAGAGCCGACACGGGATTTTTCCTTTCCTCTTCCTTGGTCTCCAGCTGAGCAACAAGTCCTTGGATCGGCCGGCCGTCCTTGCGCCTCATGGTCGCTCCTTCCATGTCCAAAATCAAGGAAGGCACTTCATTGGCAGCCATGTCTTCATCCAACACCTGATCTACTTGGACGAATTGTTCGTACTTTCTCCTCAAGGGCACCAAAGCCTCTCTCAATCGGGTCGCAAAGTCTTGCTGAATCTTATCCATATCCCTCTTGACTTCTTCGCGTTTGCGTTTCACAATCGTCTTGAATTGATCATAGGCCATCCACTCTTGGGTGACCGGCAAAAGATTTCTTTGGTGGTCCATGAAAAGTCGGTCCTTGTGCTCCTTGAAGGGTCCATTCCAAAACACCTTGGTACATGTGTCCTTCACAAAGGCATCCGACCAAGGATTCCGGCACTTCATACAATGGGCTTCGTCGTAGGTGTCCTCCTGGAGGTACTTCATAACACATGCTTTGCAGGCTTCAAACTTGCAATTCGCATAGGTGCACGGGACGGGGCGCCGCCGCATCTTGGTAAAGGGGTCACAACAAATGGGACACGTGGGTGGTTCCTCTTTGGTCTTCTTCACCCCTTTTGATGTCGTCTTGGCTTTTGGTTTGCCTTTGGCACGAGCATTCCTTGTCGATTTGGTGTGTTTCGGCGAGGAGCGGGTTGATCTAGACGATGAAGATGGCGTGGCTGGTTCTTCAGAAGCCACCTCGACAACGTTCCCATCATTTATCAAGGAGGTACAAAGGAAATTGACTGACACAACCCAATTATCCAAGAAGTGGGTTTGAACTTGAAAAATAAAATCGGAGTGGTTTTTGTCGTTTCTACCCCTGATTGAGAATCACATATCCCACCACTCCTTGCCAATACAATCCCGTTTGCACCAACACTTACCCTTGGCCACTTTGTCAAAATACACCCTCATAAGGAATGCCTTCACCCTCTAAATCGTAGTAGGAATCGTAGTAATAGTCTGCACCTTCTCTCTTGGCCTTGGCAAGAAAGCGGGAGCAAGTCGTAAAACCAATAGACTTGAGGTGATTGAGCATCCTTTGGGTCCATATCGAAATGCCCTTGCTACGAAAAATCTTGATCTCCTCCTCTTCATCAGGTTCTCGGTGGACCTTGCCATAACGTGACGGGCAACGATGTGCTTGTAACAAATCCTTCATCGGGGGAATTTTCAAGGTGCAAATTCATTTATTTTATTTTTTTTAAAAGAGATATCGCCGAATCCATTCACGTGCCTTGGGTTCATACATCCCCGAAGAGTCCTTTACAAAGATGCGGGCCTTGTAAAGACCAATCGCATCCCACTCGGCCTGGTGCAGTTCGGGCTCTTTGCCAAACACCTTCATGATCCGCATGAGTTCCTGGTGGGACCCCACCCTCATCATGTCATGGGTCAGGGGCTGGAAATTCTCTTCCAAAAGGCTTCGAAAGCCAAAGGCCTCCGCAACCTTGGTCAAGACATCATCGACAACGAGGTATTCACGCTGGCCCCTCACGGCATTTTCAAGGGTAAAGCGGTAGGCATGGCCAAAGGGATCAGGTGACACTTGGAGGGCGTCAAGGACAGAGACAGGCATATCAATCTGGAACAAATCGTTGGACACAATCACCGAAGGTGGTTCGTAGTAGGGCTCGCCAGACTTGGCCGCATCCACCGCCCGTTTCCATCGTTTTTCACGTGCCAAGCGGACAATCGCATTTCCATCGGCATAGGTGCATGCAAAGAGACCACCCTCGGCGAGGGCATTTGAAGCCAAGCGAAAGACGGCCGAGAGGGCAGCTTCTGATCGGAAAAAGTAGTGGAGTGCAAATTGCATCGAGGCAATCTGGATGGATCCGGGACGAAGGGTCCCTGTTGAGGCTAGGCGTTCAAAGAGATCAAGTTTTTCCAAGTCTTCCACCAGCCAATGGGCGTGGGTGGAGGAGGGCAATTGCTTGGCCCTTACATTGCGGCAGTGATCAATGGCCCCGGAAGCATTGTCAATTCCATAAAAGAGGTCAATGTGTTGACGAAACTTTTGGGCAACCTTGCGCCACTTGTGCAAATCACCCCCACGTCCACACGCCAGATCCATCACATTGATTCGTGCCCCTTCTCCAAACACGACGGCAGTCGATTCGAGCAGAATGGACTTGAGCCAATTGTTGTGCTTGCACATGCGGAAGGAAGGGGTGTCTTCGCGTTCTCCCTTGGTTCGGGACCCCAAATCACGTGCCACTTGGGAATAATGCTGACCTCTTAGATAGGCGTCCCCATGACCCGAGTCGCGCCCTCTCTGGTCAGGCAGAGGAGACTCTAAAGACCTGGCAATGGGCTCTGGTTCAGTGGGTACAACATCAGGAGTGGATTCAGCCGGCAAGAGGGCCGCAAGATCAGCTTCGTTAGTCACAGGAGCCGCTGCGCCTCCAAGACCAGGAATGACTGGAGCGGCTTGAACAAGATCGTCATCAAGTGATGTATCGGGTAGACTTTGTGCCACACCAAGACCGGGGAGATTGCTTAGAGATGAAAGTGAAGACAAAACTCGTGAAATATCCTGATTGTCCAATGGTTTGGGCTCTTCATTCCTCTCCTCGGGAAGGCTTTCTGGCTTGGTCGCCTTGGCGGGAGAAACTTCTACAAAGTCACTGCTCTTGTGGTGACGTTTCTTAGGTTTTGGCTCTGGCTCGTTGAGGGCTTCCACTTCCTTCTTAACCTCTGATTTCTTAGAAGACCTTGTCTTTTTTGGCTTGAGAAGGGGTTCCTCCTCCTCTGCGGGCAATTCGGCAGGCTCACACATTTCGGGTGGCAAGGTCCAGTAGGTCTTTTTGGCAGGGCTTGCCCAATACCACTGCGCTTTACGCTTCGACCAGTGGACCTTCCATCCTTGGGGTGCCCAAGGCTTGGGTGGTCTCTCAGATTCTGGCTTGCGTGTGTCCATTTGGTTAGAGAGAGAATTCAATGTGAAGTAAAATGAGCGAGGGGGAATCTCATGAAGACCTAAAAAAAATACCTGAACCTGAAAAGAAAAAACGCAAAGTTCCGTGGCGTTTGAAACGAGATGTGGATGGAGGCGACCAAGCAGGACATGGCCAAGAGGAGGCACCCTCCGTAGAAAACTTTGCCCATCGTCGTGTGGAAAACCTCATTGCCTATGTAGGAGATTTCCAAGTGCGTCACAAGAGAAAAATATTGCAGATTATGCGGCAGACCTGCACCCATCCGGCCATGTTTATTCCGCGTTTTGGTCTGTCCGCCGGTGAGTTGGCAATTGCCCACGTCTTGACCGACCGTCAAAGGAAAAAGTAACTTTCTACCTCTTCTTTAATAAATGGATCCTGCCAAACCATCTTTCCAGGTACACCCGGAGGCACCTAGCCGGGTTTCCTTAAAAAGCCTTCTTGGACCGTCCTTTGATTCCAGAGGGACCCTCAAAGAAGAACCCGCTTGGGCTAGGTGGGGTACTCCTCTAGATGCCCCTCGAGACATAGTGACTGCCTTTCGCAAGTCGTTTGCGGGCGGTGCCGATTGTCCGACCGAATCCTATTGTTCTTTCCGAGGAACTGCCTTTGACAAATCTCTAAAGACTCCTGGACTCAACCGTCTCCAAGCCGCTGTAAAGGCATGGTCTGATTTTAATCCCGCCACTTGCAAGTCCCTGCCATCCTCTTGGAAAGCCGCCCTTCCATCCAGTGTGTGTGTTGGAACCTCTTCATCACCCAAGACCCTTCTCATGGCCATCCAGGGGCGCCTCATCCAGAGTGGTGCCATTCTTCTTCCTTGGCACCTCGTGTCCTCCTATTTTGGTCCACGAGACTTGGCCGACCACCTCATGCACCTTTGTGGTGCCCAAGCCGTCCGCGATGCAACCGCCGGTGCAGATGATTTTTCATTTGCCCACTTTTCAACCTTTATGTACCCCGATGCTGCCAAGGAACTTAGAGACCACACCGATTCGAGCCAAAAGAAGGCATGGGCCGTCGTCTCTATCAAAAAGACACCTGCAAAAGAAAAACGTCTATTGGGATTTATTACGGTTGTGGGTGAATCCTCGGGGGCTCAAGATCGTCACTATGACGCCGAGTACCACTATGGTGTGACCTCCCGCATCAAGGCGGCCGATCCTGGAGCTACAGAAGCCCCTTGGAATCTGACAGGGTCCGTTTGGAATCGCGTCTTGGCCAATGACCCAACGGGGTCCATGACACGTGGCTACTCGAAAAACACGCTCTACATTGAAAAACTTTGTGCTGCAAAATCGTCCGTGAAAAATGTTGGCAAGTTGCTTCTCTTGTGGGCCCTTGGCTCCATGGCTCATGAAAACTTGCTGGGTACCTACCTCGAACTTGGCTTTTTAGGGCCTGCCTGGTCTCCCGGAATCACCCTCAAAAAGGAGCATCCTTCGGACAAGGATTTCGCGTGCATCACCATCCCTTCAACCTATGCCGCCTCCGTCTATCACCAAGTCTTCAAGTACCAACGTTTATTTTCACTTTGTGATGAAGCCCTTGAAGAATTTGACAGTTATATTGGGTCGTGCATTGATTTGATTGCGGGTCAGTTGGTGGACGGGTGGCTCGACATGTCTCCTCGCCTCCAACGCCAAGTCAAGACTACCTTGGCTGAGCGCTACTCTCGCCTGCTTCACTCCAACCTAGACGTTTTTCGTACCTCTGCCCCCTCCCCCTACATCCACGCCTTTACTCCACCCACCTCTACCGCCAAGTATGAAAAAGACCGCCGGACCATGGTCAATCGTGGCGCTCTTGCCACCATTCACCAAGACGCCGACCTCACCAAAGAACCCTATCGTTTTATGCGTTACTTTATGTACCGTCCCTATCCAACGGAAACCCACCTAAGATCGATTTTTCTGTCACTTTAAGGTTTGACCTGGAGCCAAAGACGCTTGCGGAGGGTATTTACCCAAAAACCCCAGCATGGCGTACGACGGGAGGGTCTTGGTAGAGTAGTCCTCCAAAGCCTTGGTCAGTTCTTCCTCTTGAGCCACAATCCCCTCGACGAAGCGGTTGACACTGATGAAAAGGGCTTGGTCAAAAAATGGCAGTCTTCCAAGCATGGCAAATATGGATGTATTTGATGGTCACACGAATCCTTTTTTCGCATAAAAACCAACTGATTTATTCTTCAATTCATTCCTTAATCCAAATGGAGATCCACCTTCATCTTGTCAATGTTATTGACAATGTCTTTGGGTTTGTAGAGGAGGATGGCCTTGTTCAATTGGAAATCAACGGCAGAGGTCATGAGCAAATTGTCAAACTCACTCACCGAAAGTGACGAAGACCCGAACGAGTCCATCACGGCTTGATGAATTGTCGAAGGGTCACTCTTTGTCCCACCATCCGGATCGTCCATGTAGGCCGGATAGACCGAGCGGTAGACATAGACGTCAACCCACCACCCCTTGGGTTCCTTGTCGTAGACCTTGAGATGGGTTGATTTGCAAAAACGAACGGCACGCGCAACGGCTTGCTCCAGCGATGCTTGCGAGAGGGGTGGTTCCATCAGGTGAGTGTAACGGACATCATAGAGGTCCACACCCTCTTTGAACCCCGAGTCGGCAATAATAAACCTCACATCTTGGCCATAGGTATTGTCTGGCGAGTTAAACAGGTCAATAGTCGCCTTGGAAATTGTGCCACTCCGGCCAATCCCATCGATCGAGGTAGAGGCCAAAAGGGCAAAGGTGTGGCCCTTGGCATAGGTGTCCGCTTCCGCCTTGACCGTCCCCTTACATTCTTTTCCTCCTGCCTTGGGAGGCAAAATTTCCTTTTTCCGATCGTCCCAACACGCCCTCTGGAAACCCGCTGCCACAAAAGCTGCTGCAATTACCTTGGATCCACGTCCCGGACCTTGTGTGTCTGTGTAGATAAAGTGCTTGAAGAGGTGACCGTGCTTCTCCAAGTCTTCCTTGTCCAACTCGGCAATCTTGTCCATCAACTTTTGTACCTTGGGAGCATAGGACCCCATAGCTTCCACCATAATCTTTGGCGTGAAGGATTTCCCGTCAAAGGTGAAGGAAAAGGATTTCCCTTCCTTGGGCCTCGGAGTGGCCTTGGCCCTAAAGACAAATCCCTTGTCCGTTTCTCCCTTCAAGGTAGCTTCATACTTGGCTAGGGTTGCTTTGGTGGGTCGCCTTCCCTTGGGCTTGGCATCCATCTTGGCCTTTCGAGCATCCTCCTTGGCTTGCCACACCGGAAGCTCTTCAGGATCCTTCGGCATCGGTCCTGGGTGAGGTGCGTCTCCCATAGCATCCCATTCCTTCCATGCCTTCACCTTGGCCATGGCCTCTCCATCCAAAGAATTTTTCTTTCGCCACGCTTCACGTGCCTTGGCTTCCCTCTCCTCCTCCTTGGCCCGGTGGGCTTGGCTTGCCGCTGACAACTCGTGGTCCAGAGGCTGTAGCTTTCCACGAATTCCGGCCACATTGGCGACGTCCCGCATGCAAATTCCAATCTTTTTCTTCTTTGCCTCCGACAAGTCCTCTGGAATAACTACAGGCTTTACCCTGGCATGCCTCTTGGGTTCCTTCTTGACCACGGGGAAAGGTTCAGGATGATGGCCAGCCTTTGCCACTTGTTCTTTTTCACCAACCTTCTCACCTCCACCCTTGACCACCTCACCACCCTTTTCAGAAGATTCACTTTCTGCCTTGGCCTTTTGGAGACCTTCAGGAAGGTTAATCCCACCAATAGACGCGGGTTTCGTGTCACCCTCTTTGATGATCGGCGTGGGTGGAGGTGGAGCGATGTGAACTGCCGCATTTGGATCCTTGCGAATGCGTGCCAGATCGGCTTGAATGGCCTTGCGGGCCGCATCTACATTTTGTGCATTGGCGGGTGGAAGGACAATCACGGGTTCCGTCGGTTTTGGGCCCGGCTCGATGACGCCCTCGAGACGCCCCTTGGGATCTTCCTTTAGCTTCTTCTTCAGACCTCCAAATTTCTCCTTGAACCCTTCCCAAGACCACTTGTTGACATCCTTGGCCGCATCCGTCTTTTTCTTCTTTTCCTTCCTCACCCCGTTTGTTGCCTTGGCCCCCTTGGTTTCTTTGACCACACACTCTTTCAGGTAGTGCTCTTGGACTGCCGTGACGGCCACATTGACAATATGAAAACGTGTCATAGCAAAGAATTGGGGGTTACGGTTTCCGGAAAAGTAAGACAAGATGCCATTGGTACGTTTCATAAACTCATGCTTGGCCTCGGGGGTGATATGGCCCTCCTTGTTTACAAAAGGCTGGCCACCCTTTGTCCGGAAAGCCAAAAGTTCTTGGTGGGTCTTTGGAAGGCGGTCTTCGGCCTTGGGGATCAGCATGTTCAAGAGGCGAAACGCGTCCGTAGGAAGCGGCGTCATTGGGGTAGCCGTTGCCAATAAAACCCTGCAGGAATTGTCGCCAGACACCTTGTAAGAGTTGTAGATAGCATTGACAATGTGCTCACGACCTGGAATGTCTGTCCCAAAGACGCCCGTCTTTTTACCTCCAAGAGCTAGTGCCTCTTCTTGGGGCAAATCTCTCTCATTAAAGAGGTTGTGGGCTTCGTCAAACACGAGAAGAATCCGACGCAGAGGGTCAGGTCCTGAACGAAATACCTTGCGTGCCTTTTCGGTACAGCGTGGCTTGGAACACGCAGGAGACGACTTGGACTGCTTGTAGGTAAAGGCGTTGACAATCTGCGTGTAAAAGAAGCGGTTCTCCAAGGAAAATCCTTTGGCCAAGAAACGTTTCTGGAGGGTGTCCCAATTGGCAGGATCCTTGGCCCAGTGGAGTTTTTCTTCATAAGTTTTGGCAGATCCAAAATGGACCTTGGGGTCTTTGACGGCAGCACGGATGGGCCCCAAACACACGTCGCCAAACAACGACTTGGGCAACTCACTAATCAAACTCGCACGAGAGATCCAAACAATTTTCCAAGGTTCCTGACCGGGATGGGTTTCGTGAAAAGTCAAAAAGGTGGAGAGGGTGGCCACCGCAGCACATGTCTTTCCCGTCCCCGCTGCGTGGTACATCAGCAAACCCTTGACCGGGTTCAGTGGAGTCACAAAGGCTCTCTCAAACTTTTGGTGCTTGGTGTACTTGAGCAACTTGTTCTTTGAAAACACGCAGCCATTCTTCAACTCGGGGACGCCATACTTGAAGCGGGCAAAAATCCGATCAATTTCCTTGCGGTATTCGTCAGGTGGAAGGCTTAGGGGAGGGTAGACAATGGCCATCTTAAGAGCCATCACGTCCTTGGCCACGAGGGCACAAAACGCCTTGCGAATCTTTTGGTCTTTGGGATCAATCGTGAGATCGATGGGAGACTCGGATGTTCCGCCGGCCGAGGGCTGTTTGAGAAGGTGGCATAGGTAGGCCAGGATGCCGCCCTCCTTGTCTCGCTTGAGACGGTCGACGTTTCCGCCCACTCGCTTGAAACGCAGATACAAAAACGCAGTCCACTTGTGATTGTCGGCAAAGCCGTAGGGAGGTCCATTCTTGGCGAGGCAGGTGGTCAAGGCAGAACATATCTTGGTCTCCTTCCTTCCCAGCTCGGCTTCTGGCATGGCCTTCAGCTTGAGGTCTCGACAAAATTGAGGATCGCTCCTCATCTTCCAACAATAAAAAAGGCGACGGTCTCCATCAGAAGAAGGATCGTAAAGGCTGTCCAAGACGCCCGGCCCTGGATGGCCAGGAAGAGGCGGTGGAAGCCCCATCTCAATGGCCTTCAACGCCTTTTCCTCTTCTGCCTCTTGCCACCTTGCGACTTTAAAACCCTCCTCGTCAGACTCTCCAGGTAACTTTCCTCCGTGTGTCTCTTTCCAAAACGCGTCCAGATAGGCCAAAGAAAAGGGCATCTCCTTGGTGACACCCTCTTCACATCTTGCCGTGGTGGCCTTGGCACAATCAAAATCCTTGTAAGACGTCACAACATTCTCCTTGACCACCCGAGGTTCTTTTGGTTTTTTGGTTGGTGAGGGTGGCTTGGTCGACGATGGTGGCTTAGGTTGCTCTTGGGTACCCCGGGGGTGAGGTTCGGGATGGGAGGTTCCTTCCTTATCCTTTTGCATTTTCGCCAAAAGCTCCTTCATGTGACCAATCCCAAGACCTGACGAGAGGTGTCCACTGGCTTGGTTCGAGGACACTGTTGAATTCATTTACCTTTTTCGAAAGAAAACTCTCAGGAAATTTCGGGACCGACAGCACAATCATCTCTGAAAACGTACACTTTTATTTCAGTCCGCCCTTGGCACCACAGAATGGATTTTTTATCGGACGAAGTCGTCTTTGTTATTGAGAGCTTCTTGACCCTTCCATCCATTCATGTCTTGGCCTGTCTCTCCACTCGGTGGGCCGAACGTCCCGTTCCTCCTTGGCTCCGCACCGATGCTTCAGGCAAGACCCTTGACCTCCGCTTGGCATCGCTCCCCATCCAAGTATTGTTTGGCTACCTAACCTCGATGCCACGCCAAATCCATTCTTCCTCGACGGCTTGATATCCTTTCCTCTCTACAACCCCGAAGGCTTGAGATCCCGTGATCCCGACGGTCATGCCATTACCCTCCGTCGGCCCTTTGTCCCCGCCACCACATGGCCCTCGACTGACCCTGTCTATTATGTCATCAAGACTCATCTTGCCGTATCACCCTCGATCTACTATACTCTTGACATCCCTCCCTCGGAGTTTCGAGTCACCCTGGCCACCTGGAACATTGTAGAGGCCATCCTTCGCTTTGCCGTCTCTTGTCTGCATAGACCATCCACACGGCCTCTGGCTTTTGTTTACAAGACACACACCCTTCTTGCCGCCATCACTGGCCGAGTGTTGTCGACTCCTCTTCCTCCACCCATTGTCTCCCTCCTAAAGACCCTTGCTTCGTCCCCTCTCTTGGGATGGCGCCATACCTTTTCATCAAGAGCGTCTTTTAACGATTTTGTCTTGGATCTATGTGCCACGTCACCATTATGCCTTAAACCCACCTTGACCCCTGCGACGGTAGCCGCTAATCCGTCAGCGGTTGTCACCTATCTCCGGTCCGCGTTTGCGGAAACGATGCATTCCACCGTCCCCAAGACTGAGTTTCGAAACGACACTCTTTATCCTCTTGTCAAGGCTGCCATGATTCCAAAGCTCCTTCCAAACGCCTTGGAAACCTACGACTGGGTATTTGCAGAAGTGGACCGTGGTGCACCTTTGGGTGCAACTGTGACTTACCACAACATCTTGTGTAATCTCTTTTCCAGTGACAAGCCGCCGGGATCCTTGGAAGTCTTGTCATCTCGCCTCTCCGTCATGGACTCGGCAGGTTCAACCGCAACCATCGTTTTGCCTCTTTCAACATGGGCCCGTTCCTCCCATCCGTCCTATTATGCGTTTGTGGTCCAGTTTCTCGATTTTGTGGCTGCCTCGCCGGCCCACTTTATCAAGAACCAAAAGTTGTGTCTTGAAATTCTCGGTACGATGGAAGTGTCTGGTGAGATGGCCGACAAGTCCTTGGCTGCCCTAACGGCCATTGATAGGGAAAAAACGGCTCATGACGACTTTGTGAATCAAGCTGAAGAAGACGTGGATGATGGCAGTGGTTCAGAAATGTCTTTTTATTTTGAGGAAGAGTCGGAATAAATTTCCAGTTTCGAGTACCGAAACTAAATAGGGCAAAGCCCGAATGGTTGGCATAAGCCCTACTACACAAGATTTCCTCTAACCAATACGATAGAGTCCGTCGAAAGAATTGGTTTGCAAATGTGGACCCTCCAATAAAAAATCTGAATGAATCATGGAACTGCAAACGTATATGCGTGGATTGATTTAGAAACCACCGACCTTGACCATACCAAAGGCGAGATCCTCGAGATTGCCCTCATTCTGACCTCTGCAAATGACTTGCGTGAAATTAAGCGCCAACACATTATTATTCATCACCCACCGCGGGTGTTTGACAAGATGTCCGACTGGTGTCAAAAACAACACCGCAAGCCCCGTCCCGACACGGGAAATTTTTCACTTGTCGACCTCTGCCGAACCTCTACCATTACCATGTCAAAAGCCGAAAAATTAATGGGTGACATTCTCGACTACTACCGCCAGGGCAAATGGGTGCTCATGTGTGGATCGTCTCTCCGCCTCGACTTTATGTTTCTTATGCACCACATGCCCACTATGAAACGCCGGTTTCATTACCGCCAGGGTGACGTGTCGTCCGTCATGGAATTCTGCAAGCGCTTCTACCCTGGGATGACGCTCCCCTCTACCCAACGCGAAACGACCCATTGTGCGATGCAAGACATTGAAGCCTCCTTGAATCTCATGCGATGGTTCCGCCAGGCGTGTTTTGTGATGCCTCCAACCGCCATGGCCACGGGAATTGCCAAGACATTTTACTGGGGATTTGACGGCGTTGGGGGAGCGTCTGCACCTACCTCGTTAGACTACTTGGACGATCCCAAGAGGATGTGGGAGGGGGAGCCAAAGGACGCGGACCGGCTTCGAGCACTTGAAGCTGAATTGGAGACAACGGCAAAGGCGTTTGCTGACCTTGTAAACCATATAATAAAGAAGGAAGTGGAGTAATTTGTAAGTGATAAATCACAGTTTGCGGAAACGAGCTATCTATCGGTTCGAGACAAAGTCTCAGACGGCGTAGCCGTCTTTAAGATTATGAGTGTCACCTAGAGTCGAAGCGATCTGACCCTCACCCTAAATTTATTTTCAAATTGAAACTTTCTCAACCAGACCTTTAAGTAACACCTTGGATTATTGATCAATGGGAGTGGCACGGTCTGTCCTTACGATTGGCTGGGTCTCTTCTATGTAGTATAGTTCTGTTTGCTTTCCCCTCATCCACACACACATATCCTTCCCTTTCCTCTTTCCCCTCACCCATTGGCTGGGTATCTTCTATGTAGTATAGTTCTGTTTGCTTTTCCCTCATCCACACACACACACATATCCTTCCCTTTCGTCTTTCCCCTCACCCATCCCCCTCTTAACCAAACCGACACACAAAAATTTCGGCAAAACAGGTAACGGCGGTACGACGACGACATCAACGACGGCAGTGGGCAACGGCGGATTCGACTACATGGCCAAGACGGACGACATCGTGAACCCAAGACCCCCAAAAAGGTACGTTTTCCCTCACCCTACCTTGCTTAAACCTTCTACTCACACACCCTTGGGGTAGCTTCGGCTACCCCCTTTTTTATCTTTATTCCTACCGTCGCCTCGTTTCAAAGGCGTCAAGGTTCATTCCATCCAAGTCCATTCGAAGGTTTGCCGCAGGTCTCACCCCGCCACCGACCCTTTCCAAGTCATTTGCAACCCGCTTCCTCAAGATAGAATGTTCCTTTGGACACTTAATCACCGTAAATTCAGCCTTTCCAGCCCCTTCCATCTTGGCAACCCGGTCCTTGTCCGTATGTTCTGCAAAATAGGCGTCTTGAACCCCCTTTTCAATGATGGCTGCCGAAGCTGCGGCGGATCGGGGACGCCCGTAGCGCCAATCCCACCACCACCACGCCCGACATCCTACACGAAAACGTGGAATTCCTCGGGAGGCTCTAAAATAAAACACGTGGTCTTCAATGGCTGTGGACTTGGAGGTGTTGTCCAAAACGAGGCACTCGTAATTGCCCGTACACGAGTCCATCACCTTGGAAAAATCTTCATACTTGTTGAACATTCCAAAAAAGTACCTCCACAACTTGATGCGGTTGTCCATGGAACTGTCTTGGAACGCAAATACGTAGTCAATGTTTGTTCGAAGATCGGGGCCAATGTCAAGACAGTACTGAAGCAGGTTTACAAAAAACACCTTGACGTGACGGCCATTCATAAAGAGACGGCGCATCTCCATGGATTTCATACACTTCTTGTTGTACATGCAGTCGTCCATAATCACAAACACATTGTAGTCATCTGCGTCCTCTGACCCGCCACGTTTTTCGATAATGTGTTGTTTAGCGGCCTGGGTGCGTTGGACTGCCTCGTCATTGTAGTCGTCGTAGCAAAACGATGAGGGCATAAACTGGCAAAATGCTCGGATCGAATCGGCGGTTGGTGACATGGCAATCCCCGAGTGAAGGCGGTTCCGCATCACGTACATGATGTGGGTGAGGAGGGTGGATTTTCCCGTCCCACGCCGCCCAATAAGGATACACACCTTGCCATTCTTCAGGGAGGTAATGTCAAATGAACGAATTTCTACACGCACCATACAGTCACTTTATTTCTAAAAGTCACAATGAGGGGTTTGGATCCCTTTGTGAAAAACCCCCTTTCAACTTGGATTCATGTTGAAAGGGAGGGGTTGAATCTCATGAGATTCAAATAAAAAATATGGAAACTGTCACGTTTGGATCCATTGACTTGGGTGTGGAAAACCTCGGTGTCTGGGTAGGAAAGGCCTCCGTCTCGATGGTGTCAAAAGCAGCAAAGGCTCCCGTGGAGTGTGTAGACTCTACCTTGAAAATCCACACCAGGGATCGCACCTACTCCATGGAAACCCTCTACTGGGACCGCATCAACCTCACCGAGGACTTGCCGAGCCAGATCAAGATTGTCAAGAAAAAGGGATCGGCAGCCCTTCACCGCCAGGTCATCAAGCCCTCCATCGAAGTTCAGGTGGCCTATGCCGTGCGGGACACCAAGATTCCAAGAGTCATTGAGAGGATGAAGGAACTCGGTGTCACCCATGTTTTGATCGAGTCCCAGCTGACCAACCTCATGTCATCTCACCCCTCCAACCGGTCGTCCTCGAGTGGCAACATCCTTATGAAGGTCCTCTCCCACATCATCCAGGCCTTCCTCATCCGGTCCATCCCAGACGTGGAAATTAGCTTTGTCTCGGGCCACTCCACAATTCCCTTTTGTGAAGACATCATTTGGGCACCCCTTTCTCAGTGGACCCAAACCCTCGGGGAGCAACGTGAACCCCGCGGAACTCCACGGACAAAACCTCAAAAGAAATCCCTTGCCAAAATGACAACCAAGTACATCCTTCAGCTCATCTATGGGTCTGCGGCCACGAGCCATGCCAAGGGTGTCCCCAAAGAGGCACGTAAAGCCGAGAGGGCTGGCTACCCGTCCGTATTCAAATCCTACCTCGTATCGAAAAAGAAGGATGACTTGGCCGATTCCTTCCTCCAGGTGATGGGCTTTCTACGACGGTCACGCTTGACGCCCGCCTCGGCCAGCAAGTCAAGGTCAGCCAAACCCAAAAAGAAAAAACGAGGGTCGGATGATGAGATCCACGAACCCCTTGAAATCACAACCTCTCGCATGGACAAGGGGATGTTCAACCAACTGACCAAAAAGATGAAACCTCCCAAGTTGACCATGGCCATGATGCGTGGTGCCTTGGATGCTTGGCATTGTAAAGGATTCAAGATGTTGAAAAAGGCAGAACTCACTCAATTTTTCGACAAGGCAAAAGAAGCCCGTGCCAAGGCAGGCAAATCGACAGACCTCCCTGACCTTTCCGCAACCCTTGCCACTACCTCCAAGAAGACTTCGTCGTGACATGAGGTGGGACCAAGTCGATCAAAGAATCTTACGGGTCGATCAAAGAATCTTACGGGTCGATCAAAGAATCTTACGGGTCGATCAAAGAATCTTCAAGAACCCAAGGTGGTTGACGTGACCTTGGGTCATCGAGACTCTAAACCATGGTCCGTCTATTGCATTGTATCGACAACGTCCCGCAAGACCTACATTGGCGCGTCGGTTGATGTTAATCGACGCCTTCGCCAACACAATGGCGAACTCAAGGGAGGGGCTCGGGCAACCCACTGGGGCCGGCCATGGCTACGTGTTTGTCATGTCCAAGGCTTTCCCTCTGAAAGGACCGCCCTTCAATTCGAATGGCGATGGAAATCCCTTTCTACTACGGGATCAAGGCGTAGAAAGGGCTTCAAAGCCAAAGGGAGACGCCCCCGCGAGGTCACCCCCTTTGACCCCATCCAGGTGGGTCATCCTGCTCTAAAGAAACGTCTCATTGGCCTCGTGCGCCTCCTTGGGTGTCCACGCTACACGTCCAAGGCTCCCCCCGCAACGTCCATTCCCCTCACCATTGTGTGGGAGGATGGCACCCGTCTAGCCTGCTGCAATGTCCTCAAGGGGTGTCTCCCTCCTCACGTCTGCCTGACCAGTGGGGATGCCAAGAAACCAACCTCAAATAAATAAAGATTGGATGTTCACCAAAAAATACCATCCCGATTATATAAAATGAAAGGCTATGCAGGTGTGTTGCCATGGGTCAAAGATCCCAAGGGCAAGCTATGGATCCTCTTGGGCCGTGAAGCTGATGGACCCGCAAAGGGAAAATGGTCCGACTTTGGTGGTGGAGTAGAAGCCAAGGATTCCTCGATACTCAAGGCTGCCTTTCGAGAGATGGGCGAGGAAACCATGGGTCTCTTGGGAAAGTCGGAGGATGAGGTGGACAAGATTTGTCCCTCCCTCACCTTTGACTATGGGTCATTTCATGGGACGCTTATCCTCGGAATGGTAGGCACGACCACCTCTACGCGCTTAACAAAGGCAGAATGGAAAAGTCTCCAAGGTCTCCCCAAAGCACTTGCATCCCACCATGAAGGAGCATGCAAAGCATCCAAGTCGCCGACATGTGAAAAGGACCGAGCCGAGTGGATCAGGGTTGACAAGATTCGAGCCATTGAATCGTCCCTTCTCATCTCTGGCGAGAGGAAATCTCCTCTCATCCTTCCCCTCCGAAAATCTTACGGCCACCTTCTTTCACGTGCCCTTGTTATGCTTTTGGCCCTTACCAAATAAACACTGTCATGTTTGTCTCGCCTTGTGTCTCTTGTGAAAACTCTGGTGACATCCATGCACCGCCTATCATGGGAGACCATGTGGGTGCTGGAGCCTTTGGAGAAGTTTACCTCGTTAACGTAGAGGCATCCCGTGATGCCTTGGCACATTTCCACGTCAAAGTCCCAAAAGATGTCAAGATCCTCATCATGAAACTCGCCAGGTTTTATCCTTCGACCGTCCCACCGTCGCCTGGCATGTCTTATGACGATCTCGACTTTAGCCAAAAAGAACACCTTAAGATGGAGGAAGCCGAAGTAAAATTTCAAAATGAGAGGGGAAATCTTTACATGTTGAACGACATGCCGGGCCTTGAGGACGCCTTTCCAAAGATTTATGCCTATCGAAAAATGTGTTGTGACACCCAAAGCGACATTGTATTTCTTGGCCTCTTTATGCAATACGCTGGCCTCTCCCTTGACGCCTACATTAAAAAGGGACTCCTGCCAGAGGGTGACGAGGCAAAACGCCTGATAAATCACATCATTGGCCGGCTTATTCACATCGTGGCAACCCTCCATGCCAAAGGCTACGTCCATGCCGACCTCAAACCCGGTAACATTGCCATAGAAGAGACAAAGGAAGAGGAGTTCCCCCTAGTTCGCGTTCTAGACGTGGGGTCCTTGTGTAGTTGGAAAGAGGAGGCAGGGGAGCCTTGCATGCCCAAGGCCGTCACGGCTCCCTACACCCACTTCCCCCTCCTCGCCAAAACGTGGACATGGGATGAATCGGGAGGACGCCTTCCAAAGATGGCCTATGCATGCCTCGGTCGCATCCACGACTGGTATGGTCTGATTGGAACGGCCTACTCCTTGATGCATGCAGCAGGTCTTCTTGATCCATCATTCAAGCCATGGATGGAATTTGTAGATACAATCTCAGTCATGAACATGCCTAACAAGGAATCCTACCCACGCATCTTGAGTGACCTTCGTGAGATTTTCAGTCGGGTTGGAAAGGAGTTTTCCTTTGCAAATTTGTTTATCAAGATACTGGATCTTGACCTTGAGGCTGTCATTGCTTTGCCTGAAACCCTAGACGACTTGCCACATGAAGTGGAAACCTTGTGTGGTGCCCTGGATGGAATTGATAGGGAAGGTGAAGGGAAAAGGCAAAAAACCGAAATTATTTCGATTCCGGGACCTCATTACCCTAGATCTCGATCTCGCCGTCCTCACCATCCCCTACCGGTTCCTCTCATAGATCCTTCCAGGCTACCTGCCGATCCTCGTCGCCGAGAACCCGTCCCGCTTTACGACCCGGAAGCCGTTTGATTGACATGCCGCCTTTTGTGAGGAAATCCGGTTCCTCCTCCCCTTTAAATAACACCCAGTCCCACTTATTTACAAGAACAAATGGCTCTGTAGTTCAATGGTAGAACGGTTGGCTGTTAACCACCTAACGAAGGTTCGATTCCTTCCGGAGCCGATTTGTAACGTAGTATAATGGTAGTATCTGTGACTGTCCCTCACAGGATCGGGGTTCGATTCCCCGCGTTACAGTACCACCTTAGCTCAGCGGTAGAGCGACGGCCTTTAAGCCGTTGGCCGTGGGTTCGATCTTCACAGGTGGTGAGTTTTATTATGGTTGGTCGAAAGACGGACATGATGTAGATTCTTTTTCTGCAAGGATTGATATTATCAATAACATTTTTTTTGTAGAGGTCTTGTTGTATTTTATGATTTACTTATATGGCTGTAGACACTGTTGTAGTTACAAATTGTGTGACGGCTTCCCGAATAAATTCACCGACCGAAGCACTTGGAATAGATGCTATAACATTATCTAGTTGACCGGTTGGAAGTGCAGCAAGAGAAGAAATTATAGTGTTCATGCCTGCCATCATTGTAATTTTACTTAGGCTTGGCTTTCCTACGGCATCACTAATAGCTTCTACGATGTAGGTATATCCGATAATGGCAGAAGCCGATGAATGGGCAGCACCCTTTAGTTTATGAATGGGTTCTCCTAAAAAATTATCTGTAGCTTTACCCAGTGCTGACTCACTATGTCCACCTAAATTAATAAGTTGTTCCCATACATATGCAAAAATTCCATCTGGCTTTGTCGCTGTCAATAGGTCTGTGACTGCAGCAATGAGATCATCCAAATTCTTAATATCGGGAGGTTTATCTGTCCACCCACACTTTCCCTCAAAAGATTGGGCTTCTCGGGTACCCAGATTAAAAGGATAGGGCAGGCCATCAGATCGTGTTTCCTTAACTCCCGCTAAAACAGACTTTACTTTTCCTAGGGTCTCACCTTTAGCGACAGGAATATTTCCTTTCTCTGCATTATCAATGAGACAGGTCGCATTTGTATGGCGATGATCGGGCAGTGGAGATTGCAATGGTGGTGGATCATGAAGTGTATTGTCAATCTTGGTGACTTTCGGTTCCAGTTTAGACCAGTCAAAAATAGGTTTATCTCTAATATCACAAATTCCCTGTGATGTAATGTTGAGGGTTTGAGTCGGGTGCTTCAAAGGTACCTCGGGAACTTGATACCGCTTAAGAGATTTTCGAAAGGCACCTCTAGGAGCTTTCAGACGTGGTTTGGTAGGAACTTTTACGGGCGGTTCAGAATAATGACCTTGTGGTAGTGGTTGAGAATAATGACCTTGTGGTGGAACTTCAGAATAATGACCTTGTGGCGGTGGAGAATAATGGCCTTGCGGGGGTGGTTTAGTTACGCCACCCACTGACGATGGTGGTGGAGGTTGAGAATAATGGCCTTGTGACGGAACTTCAGAATAATGACCTCGCGGTGGAGGTTGAGAATAATGGCCTTGCGGAGGAGGTGGTTTGGTTACGCCGCCTGGGGGTGGTGGTGGAGGGGGGTTATCCGTATACGTTGGAGGTGTTAAAGGTTTTGATGTCCATCGTTTATAGGCATTCGAGATTGTCTCTCCAAACATCTTGTAAACAACACACAATGGTGACAAAAGCTGTAAGCTAAACATAATAAATTGGTTGATACGTGTGAGGCTACGCAAGATTTTTGCATTTTTCTTTGTGTAGCGGCGTACCAAAATGTCCAGACCCATCATTGAAACCATAAAAATAAGACGACGCAGCCATGTCAAGTTACACCACCACACAAAAACACCCCACATTATCCAAAAGGTTTTCGACAAAAGTCCAAGTAACACACCGGCAAACCCAAGAGAAATTGCACCATAAGTCACCCCCAGAATCACCATAACCAATAATACCGTCTCCACAACATTTTTCCATACCCAGTTGTAGAGTCTTGTAGTATAATCGGCAGCCTTGTTAAAGAGCCAAACATAAGGAGCTGCCAATCCTCGAAGAATACCTGTCAATAAGGCAATAATCTGTGCAATCATCCATTTAAATGACCAAGTTGTCAGCTTGGATTTTGGAGACACCTTGATGCTCTGAATTTCTCTTTCAATCTTTTCAACCTCGCGGCCCACAGCCTCTACCTCGTCACCGGTTTCATCAAGACACCCTAAAACATCAGATGTTCGTTTTCCATGAACAATCTGACACCTCACCAAGGCTTTGTTCAAGCTTTCTACTTTTCCAATAACCTTGCTATAGTTTTTAAGACGTTTTTTCTCCTCTTGACTTGTCACGTAACCAATTTTAGTGACAACCCGTATCATTCGATTTGAGAAACCCTCCAAGAGCTTGATGCGTTCCATGACTACTTTGTGTGCCGCTGCCGGTTTGATTTTTGCATGTTTTGTGTCCCTGGATTCTTTAGTGCCCTCATCAAGAGAATAGTCTCTCGGTTTTTTTAATCTGGTTTGGCCATGAGGAAATGGTGGCGGAGGCTTGCCATCAGAAGAACCCGGAACAAAAACTGGAGACTTGTCACGAGGTGATCGTTTACGCATCAATGCATCATCAACAGTCCAACGAAGCCAGGTTTTCATTTTTCTGGCAACGACTCTTCCACGTTTGGCACGTCGAAAAAGTTTTCCCTCAATGTAAAAAGGAACAAATTCAAACCGTCGGGGTTGGAAGCACTCTTTTCCAGACTCCTTCCAGCAACTACTCACCTGTCTGCATTTTCCCTTAGATTTGATTCCTTTGATGACTCCTCCCGTGTTTTTGCATTGGATTTCAGAGCAGTCATTGGTAAGTGTTTCAAGTTCAAAAAGTAATGATTCCACACAAATACCATTGTAACGAACCGACCAGTCAATGGCCTGTGGGTTTTCTTTGATCCATCTGTGGAGGTGGTACAAGTCTTGACATGGTTGTATGGTGCGGAATGAATCAATCAAAATTAAAATCATTCTACGCCAAAATGTCAGGTAGTAACGTTTCAAGGAGCTTTTTTGCTTCGTGGGTGCCTTGTCTAAAAGGTAGCTCAAATAACTAAACGCTGCTAGTGGCCCGTTTTCTATAATCTCTCTCGTAATCTTTTCTAAAACATCGAGACGGTCGGAATACTTCTTGTAATAATAAGCTGCTTCAATCCATTTTTGATACCGTGCCTTGGAGAATTTTCCTGGGCTAACTACGTCCTGATTCCCATAGCTTATCATTTTATAAGGAGGGATGAATTTATTTAATTTTTACCTAAAACACTTGTGCTGTTTTCCATTTGTATAACCAATAACAAGTCTTTCAGGCAGTTGATGTCCCTTTTGTTTGACAAATGAAATTCGAATTGCACCCTTCAAAAGTCCAAGCCCCTTACATTTACAAAGGGTACAAAACTGCTTTCGCATTTTACTATTCATTCGAATCGCCGCCTTGAACCTAGCAATTTCCTTTTTACCCACAAGAACAACATTGCGCCTGGGCACATGTTGTCGAGACCATGATGCATTTCCGCCAGCTTCTGTTCGTCTACGTTCTGTATACGGTCCAGTCTTCACCGTATCTTTTCCACGCTGTCTCTTGGTACCTTGTCTGTTAGACGCCCTGGTCCGATCAATTTGCCCACTTCCCAGTACATTACCGGTGCCTGGGAAGTTAGTACCTTGTGGCCCCTTTCCGGTTACAACCTTACCAGCAACAAATCCTCCCCTACGCGGCGGGAACGCGTATGGTCCAGTCACCGATAGAGGTAAATGAGCATCGTCTGAAGATTGACCGGGTCCTTGGGCGGTAGTGGTCGTGGGATGAATGACCTGAGGTGGTGCTGGTGCGCGCGGGGGAGGAGGGGCAGGTCTTCTTCGGGCACACGGGCTTAAAGATCGAAGTCTGTTTGCAATCGCACGACACCCTTTTCCCACTCCTCTGACTGCTGCCCTGGCCACACGGTGCCCAATCACACCACCTGCTACCGCTCCAATAGGCGCACCAAATTCCCACCCAATCCAAGGATCTAAATAAATTGCACCCCCAACTCCTCCGGCAATTCCACCAACCGTCAATCCCATTTTTTCAACAACTACCCCCACTGTATCTAAAAACCAGAAACCCAATTTAGCACCTTGAGACGCCATAAAACTTGCTGTCCCCTTAGCAGCTGCAAGTGTTCCATCCGCAACCCACCGTGCAAATTGACCAGCCCAACTTTCCGTTAGACGCCCAATGACGGTTCTATCAATAAAAAGGCATCCCCTGTCCTTATATCTAGCAGGGAGTCCCGCGTCTACCTCGGATTGACCGACAGGCATAAAAGAGAGAGATGTGGCAGCTTCCTGTTGGTTTGTGGCAGGCCGCGGACACAAGACCATATAAGTTAATTTGCTACAGGCGTAAGTAATAGCGTATCCAAACCCCACAACAGCGTTTAACAAGGGTGACGTGTAAGGATCCACGCGAGTGTTTTGGTCAATATGGATCTCCGTGTAAAAGGGTAAACCGTCTTCATCTCCATCCTTTGGATGAAATGCGAGACATGCGTGTCCAACTACCTCCCTTTCATTTGCGGCTACAATAATGACTTGGGTTGTTGGGAATTGTTTAATGCATCCACCTAGTTTCTCTAGTTCGGTCTTTGTCTTTGCAACATCTGCCGCTTCCCCTTTATACACGGCACTTTCCAAACGATCCATCACCATCACGTTTCCCTCTTCAACATCAGTGCCGGCACCGGCGCCGGCGCCTGCGGCTGCACCGGCGCCTGCAGCTGCACCGTCTATCAGCCCGGCAGACACGCTATTCCCATTACTTGGCGAACAAGGCCCAAGAATAACACTTGCGAATTTTACTTCAGTTGTGGCCATTTTTACTTCGTGGCAAGATTTTATTTCCTTTGTGGTGGGACATCCAAACCATCACAACCTTATACAAAGACGGAAGAAAAAACCGCAAAGTTGTTCGAAGCTCGATTGTCTTTAATGGCAAACCACACCGTCTCAAAGTAACCCGCAAAAGCTCCAGTCAACAAGCTCTTAAAGACATGGGCCATTCCCTTGGGAGGGTTACCAAAGGCACCACACCCCCATGCGCCAAGAACCAAGTGGCGTTGACCGTGCTTCACACAGGCTTGAAGAAAGGAAGATACCTTGGCACGTGTGAGGCGCTCGTCCGCATCCTTGAACGCCTCGTCCTTGGTCCATGCAGGTCGTCGAAGAGCCGCCGCCGAAATGACGTTGGCCAAGAAGGGTGTCTTGAGGTAGGCATAGGACGTGTCGGAAAAGACAACCACACCTGGCGTGTAGACGCAAGTAAAATGGGTCGGCCACGAGTAATGGCGCCTCAGGGCTTCAAGTGCCGGGTAGAGGGTCGACCGTCGACACAACTCTTCTTCTTGGGCCGATGCGCCCTTGCTAACCCCTCCTCCTGGATGTCGATCCGACGCCATGTTCAAGACACAAGGCGTGACGCCCAAGGTCGTCTTCATCCTCTCGGCAATTTCAAACGAGTCACCCTTGACGACTTGGATGTCCGTGGTGAGGCGAGGACAAGGAGGCATCTTGAGCTGCGACGCATCGGGGTAAAAGACTTGGTGGCCAATCGACAAGCGGATAGGGTCGCGGTAGTGCCTTCGGCAATCTTCTTGAGTCCTCTGGAACACCTTGACGCGATGCATCTTTGCCGGATCGCTTTGTGATGGTCCTCCGAAAAAATATTTGGTCGGCCCAAAGGAAAACCCTTACCTAAAATAAAAACCATTCTTCATGCAAGCGGCGGCAACCCCAATGACGTCCGGGAATATTGATTCCCAAGCAGAACTTCAACTCATGGGCGACCTTGTCCACGAAACCAAACACTCGGAGCAAACCGAAGAAACAATTGCGTTTGCAACGAAAGAAATTGCCAAGTATGCAAAGAAGATGGATTTTATTATCATGGGCATCCTCATCTCTCTCCTTCTCCTTGTGGGCTTTAAGCTCCTTACCATCTTCCTTCAAAATAGAAAGATGGTGATGGGGATTGACGGAGCCCACGCATCCCAGTGGCCAAGCTCGGGTCTCGGAACGGCCATTGCCTACGCCATCCCGGCCCTGGCGGGTCTCTTGGGTTTTCAAAACAAATTCTTGCCCGTAGCGGCGTGGATGTGTTACAATTTTCCTTCTTTTTACGGAAATCCCTATTTCAAGGCCAACACCCAAAAATGCCTCAACATGATGGCCGTCCAATCCAAGACGGGAGCTCAAAACGTTCCAGGAGGATCCCTCTCTGCCATGTCGCTCATTTGTGGACCCCAGTCATGGGGTTCAGCCATCACTCCGCCCTTGGGGGATTGCTCTTCTCGCTGTCCTTCCGATGGAACGCCTGACCTCGGTGATATTGTGGCTTCAGGGGTGAGTGGTCTCACCAATGGATCCTTTGTCGGCCACGGCATGGCGTCGGCAGGAGGGGGCACCGCCGCAGGGATTGCAGGTGCTGTCATTATGGCTGGCATCCAAATCGGTCAGTCCTTCTTGGCTGCCCACGATTCAAACAAGGCGACACGGGATGCAAACAATTGTGGAACCCTAAGCTGAGAATGACAAAAATAATAAAACATCTTCATTTAAAACCTGCCTCCTTTGAGTCATGGGCAACTCTCTCTGTATAAAGTGTGGTGTTCCCCTCTCCTACTACGACGGTCACAAGAAAATTGGGGCCTCTTGCCGTGTCCATGAACCACGTGAAGATGCTTACCCTTGTGAACGGTGTGGGTTTTCATCAAAGGGGCCATCCTCCAATTGCTACCACACCTTTGCTTGGCGTCCCTTTTTCTGGTGATTAACTGTCTAAGCCCAAAGTAACCATAAATGGTTACTTCAGGCTTGACAATTATACCTCTCAGGGCTTACGCAGTTAAGTGTCATTCGGCTTGAGCACCGAATAGATAATGACGGTAAGTAGACCGACGACCCCGACAACCAAGAGAGCAATGATGGTGCCCCACTTTTGGGTCTTTGGTGTAGCAACAAGAGTTACCGACTTGGCTCCTGTGACATTCACTTGGTTGGTATGGTCCTTGACATGTAAATTTGCGGCATCATCAACGTGTTGAACAACGACAGTAGCGGGATGAGGAGCCTTGGGAGGGCTTGACTGAGAAGGTCCGGGGTCCGTTACGGTGACCGTTGCGGGTCCAGACACTCGAACATTGGGGCCGGGATTTTGAGCTTTAGAGGCTTGGTGGCCAAGTGAAAGCGCGGCCAAACCGCCAACAACACTGGTAGTGGAGGCCATTTTATTGATTATACATAAACCCATGTCCTTGTCTGGGAGTAATTCAACGGGTCCTCCTCCTCCTAGTGACTTGGATCCTCGCACAGGAATGCATCGCCTCTCTGTCCAAGAACTTGAAATGGTGGGCCAGACTGACCCTTTGGTCAAGGAAACCTTGGAGGCCGTCCACGACACACGGGTGAGGGGTCAATTTGAAGAAGTAACGGCACGAAACGCAATTTACCTCAAGGCCTTGGCACGCAAGTATTACATCATTCTTCTTGTCATTATTGGAGCCATCGTCATTGCCATTGTCATGGTCATTGCAGACGTCTACCTCAAGTATGGCAGCGTCGTCTCGATGTACTCCAAGTACAAGAGTCCCGGGATGCCCTCGGGTCTTCACTTGGGCATCGCCCTCCGTGTCCCCGTCTTGGCTGGGTGGATGGGCTTTACTGTACGAAATTTTCCTGAAGCAGTCTACATTTCTTACATGTCTTCCAGTCTGCATGACAAGTTTATGGATGACCCAAAGGGAAACATCCTTGACATGTGGAATTGGTCTCTTTTTTGGGTAGGTTCCTCTGGGTCAGCGTCAGCAAATGATTCGGCAATTGCCATTGTGTGTAACTCTTGGAATTGGCAAAACGGGGAAGAAACCTTGACCGAATGCGAATCACCATGCTCCAACGGCTCTGGCAACACGACGGCAGGGTGGACCTCGGCTGGCATTTCTGCCGTGACTCAGTTTGGAATGATGGCACCTATGGGTCCCGTGGGAATAGGTGTCGCAACCATCTCGGCAGGGCTGTCGTTTGCCACGGCAGGAGGCCTCTTTTCCCATCATCACCATCCCGAAAATTGTATTTCCTAGATAATGTCTCAAATAAACCCTCTTCACACCTAGAATGTTGCGCAAAACTATTGGATCCTTTAAACCTCACCAAGTTACTCGATTTGCCTACTCACATCCATCCTCTTGCTTCACCACAACCTCTCTGGCCGCGACTTCCTTCGAAGATTTTACACGAGAAGATTTGCGGAGCCTTGGGTATGGATCTGAAGCCCGACGGCTTGTCAATCTCCGCGACGCCTACATGGACCAAGGCATGGGCTGATCCCCGTCTCGATGAGGATGGTCACTCGGGAGGCTCCATGTCCTACACGGTCTCACTGTTGAAATCTATGCAAACCCAGGGGTGGGAGGGCTGGTCTTCTCGCCGTCTCCACCTAGACTATTCTACCATTTTGGACATGTGCTATGTCAAGGGTTTGGATTTCCCCATCCATCCTCGTCCCTCCCGAAAAAGCAAAGGAGCTTGTCTTCCTTCAAGACGAATTGAACCGTGCCATTCCGGTTGAAAAATCGCGAAGAGGAAGAACGAATCGTCGTCAAGGAATTTGTCCAAGACTACTTGATGGAAGAGTAGCGACTTTGGCTCCTCCAACGTAACCACCTATTAAATTTGTTGGCTCCTTAATAAAAATGTCCTTGTCTCAGATGCCCCACGTCTACCCAACTTGGTGTGAAATTGTGGCTGCCCGTAAGGTTGAACCCCACGCCCACACAGGATCGTCCAACTGGTGCTTCAACAAGTCCGTAAAGGACGCCCCCACCCCCCTCTGCATGAACCGCCAGTCGACCGTCCAATGCCCTGACCTGAAGCGCATCCTTTCTCCCCACTACATTTCGTATGATGTCTACAACAATTGCTCCAAGGGGGACCCCACTTGCTCGTCCCGTGGCGTCTTGCCCCACCACCTCTAATGGCGTCTTGCCTCACCACCTCTGACCTTATTGACAGAATAAAAAAAATTCTAAGTAAATATCATGTCTAATGAAAATCGAATCAAAGCCAAGGCACTGACTTTTGAAGCCCTTTGGACAATTGCGAATTTGTCGAGCCATCATGCTCTTTTGATCCATTGTGGAAAGAGGGACCTACGCCTCGCCCAAGGAGCCTATGTCTTTATCGAACGCGGAGATTTCTTGTTGGATAAATTACGTAAAAAGACGTTACCCGGCCAACTTGATTTTTCCGTGGCACGCTATGCTTCCCTGTCTCCCGATACAGAGTTTATCGAGTGTGCGAAAACTGAAAATCGGCATCTACTGAACGGCCTTTTGGACACACTGAAGCCCAGCGACTCCCCACGGATTCACGATTTCTGTTGTGACATGGCGAGATTTGCAACACACTTTTTCATGTACAATACCGACACAAGTGTTCTCTATGATTATGGCTCCTTTCCTCCCTTTGGAAGACGTGCCCATCACTACTTGTCCAAGATAAGTAAGGCTAAAGGGGAAGGCATTTTTGCCAGCGACAAAGCTGACCGACTTAGAACTGCGTATGCCAAACTAGATGAAGCCATGTATCTTTTGGGAAATTTAGACAAGGTCCTCATGTCATGCAAAGTCGATTGCACCTACATGAAACCCTCTGCAGATATTTTAGAGTCTCCCGAGGCAGCAGGCGCACACAAACGCTCAGAATTGTTTAGATGTCTTAAACAGGCAGCTAAAAAGCTGATGAAGGGAGAAACCTGCTAGAGATGGTTAGGAAAGTATTGTCAATACCTAAAGTAAATAAAACCACAAAACAAATTTTCGCTTCGATGACCACCAATCTTTTACAAAGCTACCTTCTTGGCGAAGCAAGCGTTTTCCAAGAGTCCCTCCCGCCCTCTTCTTCTCCCAACGCTTGGATTCCCGAAACCGTCATTTCTGTGCGCGTCCACGCTGATCTAGTCAAGGAAATGACCATGGGTACCAAAGCCCTAACAATGGCAATGCTCAAGTCAAACCTTGACGACATTCAAACTTTGGTGAATGAAGGGGTAAGCTTGGACCATTGGATGGATTGGGTGTCTTCTCCTGCCGTTTTCCACAAGCTCCAGGAATGTTTGGGCCATATGCCGTGGGCCAACGAGGACCCAGTGTAGCGACCCAATTAGACGATTTAGATTTTGTGTGAAGAACCTTCCACACCAATCGTAATAATGTGATAGTTTACTTACATCTCCACTCACACCTTATGGTCCTCTCCACCCTCCTCTCCACCTTTAACTTGTCAAGCGATTGGTCCTTGCACCAATCAAGCTTTACCCTTGAACCACCAAGCTCAACCGTCGGACCACCCCTCTTGAGTGAACCGACCCTTTCCTACCAAGGACGTCTCTACCATTCACGTAGCCGCTATGGCTTCTCCGGGGAGGAACTTGGGGAAATTTTCTCTACAGACACCACCTTTTTCGTCCTTTCCTCCAAGGGAAATCCTGCAAGGGTTGTAGATGCCTTTGACCGTGAAGCCTTGCCACCCTTCATCCTTGGGATTTGTGCGGGTCGTCCCCTCGTGTCTGCCATCGATCTCTTGGAAAGTCGTGGCTTTCACCCCATCGCACCTCACCTCCGCGAACCCACAAAGACGCGCAACCTCTCGATTGATTCCCACGACATTCTTTGTGATTCCGATGGCACTCCAGCCTTTCGTGTCGACTACCTCGCCGTCAAGGCATGTGACATCATCTCAATGCTCGAGAGTAAAGTCATCCACGGGGTGGTTTGCTACGGCGACATTTGGTATTCCTTGGCCAAGCCAAACTACCACATCAAGCCAGTTGGACCGGCAATCGACTCACTTGGCTCGGACGACACCCACATCTCCCTCGTGTACCGAGCAGGGTATGAACACTCTCCCTCTTCGACCATCCGCATCGCAAGCGAATACGAGGACGGTCTCCGCCTTGTCACTCCCTTCCTCGAAATCTTGGGTCTCACCGAAACTCCTCTCGAATTCATCCGTGTGAGTGGCTCTGTCGAAGGCTACCTCTTGAAGGGTCTTTGTGACTATGCCATCACAATCGTCCAATCCGGAGCAACCTTACGCGAAAACCATCTTGAAGTCGCGGCTCACCTACGCGAAACCAAACTGAACCTTTGGCTTCCCTTGGCCCCCCGCCCAACGACCCCTCAAGAGAAAATCTCCAAGTCTCTCTACTTTTCCTTGACCCCTCCCGAGTCTTGTCGTCGTTTGATCATTGAGGGAATTGACGGGGTAGGAAAGACAACCCTCTTGAAGGCCCTTGCGTCTCACTCTTGGATTCAGGATTGGGTTTGCTATGACCGTCTCGTTGCCATTTCCAAGGCGACCTTGGCCCACACCCCACCTTTTGAAGACCTTCCCACCCCTTCCCCTTCGACTGTCGTCGTCATTGTCGAGACCAAGCTTGACGAATGTGACCGTCGTCTCAAGGCGCGTGCGGCGGAAGGAGGCGAGGCCTTGGAGTCCTACGAACACGTAGATGCCCAATGCTTCTTCCGCCTGCGCTACCGGGAACTTGCCGCCCTGTGCGGCTACCATGTCGTCCCCAACAACAACGTCGTCGACTCGCTGGTCGAGAACATTTACAACATCTTGACGGGCGACACCTCCTTCCTCCTCCCGGCCCTACCTTCCATGACCAAGGAAATCTTTGACGGCCTTCCCCTCGTGGCCGAAGGCGAATCCAAGATTGTCCGGTCATGGAATTCCCGCTTTGACATTATCGCCTACAAACCCTCAGTCTACAGCCACAAGCAGCAGCGTGGCGGGACAGTCGAAGGAAGTGCCAAGGAACGTCAAGCCACGACACGTAACCTCTTGTTTCTACTGGCCAAGCATGGAGTCCCTCACACCTATTGGGCCCTCTATGGCGGCTACATCCTTGCCGAACGCATCCGTGATGTGCCTCCCGTTGAAGTTTGTGTCAAGCGCTACCACGTAGGCACCCACAAGCACATCTACTACGGGATGGCGGATCTTCCCACTCGCCACCGGAAACCACTGACCGATGGCGACCTCATGTACGAGAAGCCTCTTGTGCGATTTGACTGGCGCAACCCCAACCACTTGACCCCTCCACCCGGAACATCCCTCATCGAGATGCCCCATGCCCGCATCTTTGTCAACCCCTTGAGGAAATCTGGGATGGAAGATGAAGAGATTTCAAGCTTTTTGGCCAAGATGTTTCCGCACGGGATTCCCTTGGGAGACTTTGCGATGTGTGAAGACTTGGCTGACGAGTACATTGATGTAAAAAACGCCAAGGATCTTGTCCGACGTGCCTTTACGACCCTTGAGTTCCACTTTGCCGCCATGGGAATTCGCTTCAAGGACGTGTGCTTCATGCCAACCGTCAAGGGGACAAAGCTCTATGGAGAAGTGTCTCAAGATTGTGGACGCTATGAACCGATTGATTTGGAAGCGATGGGAGGCACGCCTCTTGACAAGGACATTTGGCGCGCCGGTGGCTCCTCTGACCTCGTCCTTGAAAAGTGGCATCGCCTCACCCTCCTCATTGAAGACTATGTCACGAACCACTTGGAGGCTTGGTACCGTGAAATTGGCTTGGTTCGGCCCGGTAATCCCTAGAAAAAATAAATAGCCTTATCAAAACCTCCCATGTCTCAACCTCTTGTAGAGGAACTTCGCCTTGATCTCCCAAAAAGTGGAGAAGGTTCATGCTTTGATTCTCACAAGGATGCCCGTTTAACGATTCACTCCATCAGTGAAAAGCCACTTGAAGGTGTTCTTGGGGAAAGGGCGGCCCCTGGGACCAACGTCTCACTTGGACGTATGGGTGAAGTGGTGCCAATGGATTTTGCTTGTCTCCGCAAGGGTGCCACCTTTAATGCAGAGGTGACTCTAGATCCGGACGGCCTGACTTGGATTGAAAAACGAAACCCTCTGAAAAATTGTTCCACTTGGTGGACCTTGACGTCGACCATTCTTCTTGTGAACTTGACTTCTCAAGAATCATGTAAGCGTTTTCCATCGTTATTTCCAGCCTCAACCGAGGATGGCCCATGTGTCGTCCCATGCTCTAGAGACATCCTTGGAAAATTTTTACGTGACCATGCTGATGGAAAAGTTATTCAAGGATTTATTTTGGTAACTAGTGGATGCCACTTGATTGGCCTTGTGTCACCCTCTTTTCTTGAAAAGATTCCACCACCAACCCAGCCACTCCTCATGCCTTCTCCTCCAGGTTCTTCCCCCCTCGCACTTGGTGGACGGCTTGGAGAATCTTCCCCTTCCTTTCTCGAGGGAAAAATTTCCAAGCTTCGTGCCGATTATTGTGAATGCCATTCTTTGACGCTTGGAGAATCATTTGATCTCGTTCTTTCATCCATCACCACCTCTCCCTACTCTGGCCTCCCAGTCAACCACCTCAGAAAAACACGTCATCTTTCCAAGGAGCATGTCATTCCTCTTGTGGTTTTTCAATTTCTTGGCAGTGCTGCGATAGATCCTTTCAATCTCCTTCCAATCTCCCATGCCCTTAACCAAGTGAGATCCTCAATTCGCTTTGGAGAATTTTCAGCAGAGGATAGGCCCAACTTCCAAGTGGAAGGTCACCACTACTGGCTTGACGAAAGTTCCCTCACCCCAGAGGTCACCACTTGGGTAAAAAGAGAATTAGCCAAGGGAAAGTTTTCACGCCAGTCCGATCCTTTCCATCCCTCCACATCTTCCTCGATCCTTTTACCTAAAAAACTTTACAAGGGGAAGAGGCACGGAGACGCCTTTATCTTGTGCACCAAGGACCCTTGCAAGTTTCAACCACCCCTCGCCTCACGTGGTCAAATTGCACGGTGTGTCTTGTGGACCTTTGGCGCCCATCTCCACGACGCTCTCCCTGGAGACCTCGGAAGTTACTGGCTCCACAAGGTCATTCCTACCATGGTTGCATGGGACCGAGATTCTCATGTAGGTGATGAAGAGGCGGCCTTGAACCGTGCCGTCAAGGAAACTCTGGGCTACTCGAATGCCTTTATCGATTTCCGTATCGACCACAAGGATGAACGAAGATCGCTGGGTGAAGACATTTTTATGCCACCTTCCCATCTTTCATAACAAGTCAAATTTGGATCCAATAAAATACTCTTCAACAAAAATGCTCCTCATCTTTCATCACCCCTACACAAGCGGTGCCCAGGATTGGTTACAATATATCGTGTCGACCGTGTCAAACGTCCACATTGTCGAGGCCTCCAAGTTTTCCGAAAAACTATGGCAGCATTGTCAAGCGAACCATTTTGCATTGGTCCTGACAACCATGGAAAAAGCGAGAGCAGAAATACCAGGCATGGAGCTAGCGAAAGCTCGATGCCTCATCTATGACCGATGGCGAGATATTGCCAAGGCCTTGTACCACAAACGCATGGCGTGGCGTCCTGAAGATATGATGCTATGGATTTCCTTTATGAAATCCAATTTTGAGCCGTGTCCCACTGACGATCTTGGGAGTCGTGTAGACACGATCTACCGCAAAAATTGGAATCATATGGTTAAGATGTTTCCACAAGTTTGCGTAGAAAAGCGTATCAAATCTTGGTTCAAGGCTTGGCACCTTGACCCAAAGGACCCAACATGGGACACTGTAGACATACGTCTACGCCGTGACAAGCGTCCCTTCTTCACCCATGTATTGCCAATAAACACCACACGCTCCAACCGACGTGTTGAACGTCTCTTGTGTGCCTAGGATAACCAATATGGCCCAACACGAAATGAAATGTCTGTGTTTCAAAAAGTAAATGAATAAAATTTCTGACCAATTCTTATAAAATTGTTATTCTTCATCGAGAAGCCTTACCAATAGAGGTGAGGGCACATAAATGTGATTTGACGGTTTTGACAGCTGCGCTGTCAATGCCTACGGCATGGAATCAAAGCCGTCAGACACCTTTGGTGTCTTATCACCTCACCCCTAGGGGTCTGGGCTTAAAACATTACAATACAAGACCATTTTACTTTAAATTTTTCAAGTGCATATTCAATTGGCCAGACCTCTAAAACCGTTAAAGAATCACTCCATTTTTTCTTCTCACCCATCCAAATGCTCCAAGCCGTTTTTGCCCTCATCATGTGTTGCTCTACCTGCCAGTGGACCATCCACGGCCTTTGGCCCCAAGACGGCGATTGGTGCCACCCCTCTTCCCTCAACAAAACCGCCCTCGAACCCCTTGTCCCCACCATGAAGACGGAGTGGCCGTCTTGCCCTAAGGCATTTTATGCCGATACCGATAAGACATTTTATGCCAATTGTGAAATCCTTAGTGTCGATGACAAAGGACCCTTTTTCGACCTTGCCGCCTATGACGACTGGGGATTTTGGTCTCACGAGTGGTCCAAACATGGCTCTTGCACCTCCATGGACCAAGTGGCCTACTTCAACTACACCCTCAACCTCTACTCCCACTACCTTTCCTCTCTCCCTACCCTTTGTCAACCTTCCACGGAAGCTTGTCGAATCAATGTGGAGATTCAGCCATAAAAATGAACTTGGGATTTGTCTGACATTAGGATAAGGCGTCAAGCCCCCTACGGGGCCTTTCGCCTCCTCCTGCCACTTTGCAACTTTATATTTCTTTGGTGGATCAATACATTTTTTTTATTTAATTTCAATCCAGTTGAGACTGACTGCCCCAGACGGGTTTCCCTCGACATCAGTTCCAAACACAACCAAGACACGGGAGTTGTTATCTCCGCCTGTCGTGACATCGGCAAGACCATAATTTACTCGTGGGGCCGAAAGATAGGAAGAAGCCGCAAAATTCGTTGACGAACGACCCGTCGCCATTCCCGACGCCAAGGGCACCCCATTTGGCTCACCTCCCGTTGATGCTATGACTATACCGGTATCCACAGCATATTCAGCAGCCGAGTTATCCAATACATTTGTGCTTACCGCAGTAAACGTTGTGACATTCTCCGGATCAACCAAGAACAAATCCCAACGAAATTCAGTGGTTGAACCTGCACTGTTTATCACTGAAATCTCGTTCAAATACAATGTTACCCGCCTAGAATCGTCATTGTCCTTCAATCGCAACGCGATTAGTGGCTTGTAGGTCGCTGCGGCGAGAGATATAGTCGATGCATTCCCCACCCCAAACGACGGGCCAGTCGGCAGGTAGCCACCTTCTGATTGGACTGAGGAGCAAATTTGAAACATGGAGGCTTCACTTCCAGTCGCCGTCTTTCGAATATCATAGCGGACTGGAAGCTTGGCGGTAAGGATGTAAGGCGCTGCAAAGGCAAGAGAAGACGGTGTCCCAACATCTGAGTGGTTCAAAAGATGCACGTAGCGGAACTCGCCATTCAAGACAAAGCCAAAACGTACACGTCCCGCCCCAAGCCACTCTTGATCCACGACGTAAATGACAGCCTTGTTAACAAAATACTCGGGTCCACCAACATTTAGACCAGAAGGACCCGTGCCATCCAACTTGTCATAATTCCAATCTGCCATGTTCACTCTTGTAGTCACTCCGTTGGCCGTGGAACGGACCTCCACCACATTCATCTCTGGATTGGTTCCTGATCTTGCCCACTCGAAAAAGTGACCATTTCCTTTGCCTCCATTGGGGTCTACCGTGGTGTCAAAAGCTCCTATGCGACATGTCGTCCCGTCAGTATTCGCATCAATAATAACACCCGTTATGAGTAACAATTTTGACTTTCCTGGCTGGTAGGGAACATACTCCCACGACTGCCTCACAGCATAATCACCATTTGTCGTCCCCGAGTTCAAGGTCACATAGCCGTTGGAATTGGCCGTGGATGTGTCCACCGTCCCACCTGACGTGGCAGTGTTCCACCGCCTCGTGTCTCCACCTGGATAGGGGTGAGAATCAAAAAGTGTCGTGACTGTCGCTGAAACACGAACCCGCTGAAAGGCGTCATAGCCTCCAAGAGGCGGAATTGTGGTAATTCCACTAGTTGGAAAAGGAATGAAGGACATTCTTTTTTTATTTAGACGGGGAGGAAATTCTATCTATGGCCAATGTTTATTTCGCCAAGAAGGACCAATCGGGGGTCAACCATCCCTCAGGCACTCCCATCTTGACCTCCAATTCCTTTTGCATCCTCGTCAGTTCTTCAACCCTTTCACCACCAGACCGCTTTTCAAAGTTTTCAACAACAATGTCCTTGAGAGCCAACATAAACTTTTCCACCGGGTCAGATTTCATCAAGCGTTCATCATAAAAATCCAATTCCACCGTGTCCTTGGAAGTTTTTCCCCCGTACCTGACAGCATGATTGACCATCCGGGCCTCTTCATGCTTCTTTGCCTGGAGCGCCCTCATCGCGTCTTCGACTGCATTGACATAGGCCAAGCGGACTATCCTCACGTCACGTGTTTGGCCAATGCGGTAAATTCGCCCAATCGCTTGTTCCTCCTTTTTCGGGTCCCAAGTTGGATCCAAGATGATCATTCGGTTGGCCCTTTGCAAGTTCAATCCAACTCCTCCCGTCCCCATCGTCAACAACATGACACGAGTTGGACATTCCTCATCTTGAAACTCTTTGACCAAGGCGTCTTTTCCACTCGAGGTCAAGCCTCCATGCAAGATAAAAGTTGGAATTCCTGCCCTTCTACATATTTCCATAAAGAGATCAAGGGACCGTTTAAATTCACTAAAGACCAAGACGCCCGACTTGCCTTCCGGGTCTTGACGTAGCATGGTCTGTAAAATACGGAGCGCGTAAAAGAACTTGGTCGATGTGCCAGGCGGTCCATTCATCCGGTGGTAATGGCCCAAGAGGCAACACGCCCCGCACGAGTTTGGGTTAAGCTTGAGGGGTGAAAACTGCTTAAAGTGTTGAGGAAGTGAAGCCAAGCATTTCTGGCACATCTTGTGTCCACACCCTAGAGCTTCCAAGGGATTGGCTGATGAGGAGAGACCAAAGCACCGGATACAACATTGAAAAATCGCCTTGGTAGATCCATGACCGAGATTCTCCTTGCCTCCAACCAAGTCTCCCGCGATACACCCTTGGCGTAACCTCAAGATGTTGACCAAGACCATTGCCGCCATGCGTGATTTTTCTTCAGCGGCCACGTCTGACTTTTTAATTGTTTCATTCTCTGACCAGACCATTGTCGCGGCATCGGACAACAAGTCGATGAGAGATGACTCGACTTGGGTCGGCACGACGGGTACCAACAATTCTTTCCTCTCTGGCAAGGCGTCCTTTAGGATAGACACCGTGCGCCTCACCATGTGCTTTCCAAAGTACTCTTGGACCGTCCTATGACTGGCATGTTTGAGCCATTGGGTCACCATTTGCATCTTGGCCGTGCCGCCATAGACGGCAACGTATCCCAACAAGTCATTCATCCCGTTGCACACAAAGGTTGCCGTCGAAAACAAAAACCCCTTGGTGCCCCGACCCACTCCTCCTACATCCCTGAACCGCCTCATCAAGCGATTTGTCTGGGTGTCGTGGTTTTTAATCTTGTGGGCCTCGTCCATGATGAGGAGGGTAATGGGTAACTTGAAGAGGGGTGAATGGATGCCGTCCGACCGCACAATCTCTGGGTTGCAAATCACAAAGGTTGGAAAGTCTGCATCGCCTGCGTGAGAAATCAAGGCCATGGCCTGCCTCAGCTTGCGGTGGCGTGCCGCCCCCGTGTAATTGATAAAACGTTCCTTGGGAATCCCTAAAAATTCGCCACCATTTCCAATAAAATTTGGTATAATTACACGAGGCACAACAATCACAAAGACACCACGTGTCAACGGAGTGGCATAGGATTTTTGGAGGAAATGAATGGCGACACAAGTGGCAAGAATTTGAACCGTCTTGCCAAGCCCCATCTCGTCACCTAAAAACACAAAAAGATCCACTCGTTCCTGGCGTCCCAACAAGACGTCGACCATAAACTTGACGCCTTCGTCCTGATGATCACGCATCTCAAACCCGTCCTTGGCATAACGGCCAATCAAACTTTCTAGCTTGAGATCTTCGGGGAGAGGAGCTTCCGCGCCTTTGGCACCTCTCACCAACTCGAGCGTGCTCAACAAATCCTGAATGTGTTTTGGAACCTCTTGCTGCTTTGCCATCCATGCCGGCAACTTGCGTTTCTTCTCTGGAAGAGCGACTTTCGGTCGCTTGGCTACTGGTTTCGACTTCTCTGACATGGTAAAGGCTTTATTATAAGTGGGGGCAACTGGCAAACCCATTGAATTTAGATTTTAGAAAAACATCCTTTCGTCATTAATTTCATGATTCACACACACACACACGGACAGTGGTGGCAAGAGGCCGAGTATGGTCCAGCGCCGTCCTGGTAGTAGATCCATTTCCCCTTTTTGGACGTGGACCCGACATGAACATGACCCAAGGTCGTACAATCTGTGGAAGTCGGGGTCGGGCACACCTGAAGGGCCTGAGTGCCCCCCCCCCCGGTAAATCAAACACCCACGATTGCAATCCGGAGGGGGCCCTGACTCTGGAAAGTGCCAACATGGGGTCCCACCCTGAGGGTAGGAGGAGTAGTAGCGTCATATTGTTGGGGTGTCAAGGCACCTGCAGGGTAAACACCCTATTTATTTCTCGAGAATTTAGGGACTTAATCCGAATAGACCGAGTAGAGAAGCGAGGCAGTCGTTTCCGATTGGCCTGACCATACAGACTCGCGGTCTGGCAAGGCACGTTCAAAGCGAAAGCGGGTGTTGAGGGCTGGCGGATCATAGTAATCTTCTTCTTTCTCTGAATCGCTGAATTCCATGGGCTCAGTCAGGGTGTAGAGCGCCTGCTCTTCACATTGGGGACAAAACCACTCACCCCGCGGGACACGCCGCAGTGGTGGCTTCAGGCAGTAGGTGTGTGCGGCCTTGAAACATTGGCGGTTGTCACACAAGAGTAACTTGGCTTCATTGTCTGATTCCCTACAATACATACATTGGGCAATGTCATGTTGTAGTTCTTCCTTTTCACGCCGGTCTTCCTCCGAGTCATACTCTTCCACATCATTCATCATTTCCAGGTAGCCTTCTGCGACTGCTTGGGTATTGTCTTCATGGATACGGAGGTTGGGTGAGATGGGAAACACCACCTTGTTGAACCGTACCCTGCAGATGGGACATGAATTTTCATGGGCCATCCATTCGCTAATGCATCGACGACAAATGCGGTGACCGCAGCCCTTGCGGCCACCAATGACTCCCAATTCATTCTTGAGCTCGCGGCAAATGGGGCAGGTTCCGTGGGTGGATGTCAAGCCTCCAGGTGTTCGGGTCCGTGTCGACCTTGACCTGCAACTCCCCACGCAATGAGAGGCATTTGATCCCTGCCACCTATGGGATGGTGTTGGATGGCGCTGGGGCATATCGATTTTTAATCAAAGGCGAGATTTCATTTTTTTTTGATTTGACCCATTTTCTTTGGCAAGGTATTCCTCGTCTGATTTGATTGGCCAATGGCATAATCAGTATTATGGCCCAACACAATATGAAATTTGTGTTGGTGTGGCCTCCGGCCAACCTTACAGGCTACGCCTGGTCGAGCCATATAGTTGCCTCAAAAAGTTTTGAGACAACACTATGATATTCAAAAAAAAGTTCAATCCCTCATCTGCTTTCTTGGGCCCCAAGTTAAATGAGTGAAAGGATATTTATTTCCATTCCATCCTATCGCGACCCGGAAGTTGCAGCAACTATCCGTGATGCGTGGGCCAAGGCTTCCCACTCCTCACGGGTCATCATTGGGGTATGCCAACAAATTGCCAAGGGAGATCTAGATGTTCGTCGCCTTTGGCCATCCCATCCCCGTCTCCGCGTGGACACCCTTCCCCATACCGAGGCCCAAGGTCCTTGCTATGCCCGTCAACGCATAGAGGAACGCCTCATGGGAGACGAAGATTTCGTCCTTGCCATTGACGCCCACATGGTGTTTTGCAAGGATTGGGATGTCAAGCTTCTCGAAGATTGGCACGCGACGGGGGATCCCATGGCCATCCTCACCACCTACCCCAAGGCCTATGGAGACAAGCGTGAATGGACAGAGGACACACGCGGAAACTTTTTGACGACCCACTCTTGGAAACAAAACGGCTTGCCTCTTTTTGCTCTCCACTCCTACTACAAGGCGCCACCCAAACCCGTTCCTTCTGTCGGGTGGGTAGCCGGTTTTTCCTTTGCTCCGCGACACGCCCATGTCGAGGTGCCTTACCTTGTCGACGTCCCCTATTTGTTCATTGGGGAAGAAATCACCATGGCTGTCCGTTACTACACCCACGGCTACAACCTCTATGCTCCATCCTTTTGTTGTGTCCAAACCACTTACAAGCACACGGGGAAACACAAGTTTGAAGAATTGAAATTCAATCGGGCCCATCGCCTTAAGGCGGAAGGTTTTGTAAGGGCCTTGATTGGTATTTCTTCGGCAAAGAAACTGAATTCTTATCCATCTCCTTCTCGCCTCGGCACCGCCCGTAGCCTTGAAGATTTCGAGGCCTACTCGGGCATCCGTCTCTCCCGCTCCTCCTTTACCAACAATGCCATGGCGGGCATTACATCAGAAGACGACGATGTGTCTCAAGCAGCCAAGTGGAAATCGCGGGACGAACGGGAATCTTTTGTGGGTCGTCGCTTCTTTCAAAAATAAAATCCGTGTCCAGATCTTGATCCCGGTATTGTCCTCTATTACCCCAAGGAAATGAAGGAGCTCACCAAGTGGGCCTTTCAAAAGTGTTTCAAGCAAAAACAGGCCCCACACATCTACTTTCCTAAGCCAGACTCATATTTGTGTCCTTCTTCCTTCACGGCCTCTTCATCCTTTGGGACTTCTTCAAGTGGACCATCCTACACCCCCTCCTTCACAACAACTCAAGTTCCGGCGTGGAAGGTCCCTTCCCCTCAGTCGGGTCAATGGACCAATGGTTGCCAGACCCTTAACAACACTTGCATTCCTTTGGACATGTCTCTGGTTTGGACCAGGATCCTACAATGCCAATCGTCAAGTCGGCAGCCGCTGCCACCCACATCATGACAATCCCAAAAAGGAGAACCATGCACCCCACAACAATCATTCCAATAAACCCTCCCCTGTGATTATCGTTATTTGGCAAGTGTTTCGTTCTTGCAACCACAATCGATCCAATCACAATCAAGATGACTCCAGCAATCAGACCCACGATACCAAAAATTCCAGCAAGATTCGCCTTTTTTTGAACAAGTGGGGCAACACCCTCCATCAAGTCTACAAGTATTTTATTTCTAGGTTGAAACCAAGCCTCTAATCGAAACGGTATTCAACCACCTCGTCTTCTCCCTCTGGATTCTTCTCAATCCTTTCACTCATAGTGTAACCGTAACCTTCATACTTGTCCCGTCGCTTCGATGAAACCCAGTAGCGCCTGTGTCTCTTCTGAAGCATCGCGTCTTCCTTGTGATCGTAGAGTGGAAGGCTCGAACCGGGATCTGCCAAGAGACCCAGTAGATCGTGAAGGGTGAGACCAGGCTGTGTCTCTTCCTCGGACGAAGAAACGCCAGGAAAGGCGTAAGTCTCCCCATCCGACGTCCACACAAAGCCGTCCCTGTCAAGGTAAAAGGAACGGCCGATGTGGAGAAAGCCGCCCATGAGGTTCTCCTGGACCTCGATAAACTTGTAAAGTTTCTGGGGAGGAGAAAGTCCCCAACCATCCCTCTTGTGAATCTTTTCAGGACCGTGAATGACAACGGGAGTTTCCTGGTCCAGGAGGTCTGCGTAAAAGTGGGGATCGACGTCTTGAAACATCGGATGGAAGCGAGAAGGTAGAAGCCAGGTGTCTGGTGGGGAGATTGGAAGAAATGGAATGACGGAGGCTGGGTCGTGGCCCTGAAGGGTGTGGATGAAGCGTGGCTTGGGCGTCTCCCGCTGCCAACGAAACGTCCCGGCACGAATGTCGTCCAATACGTCGATGGGACAGATGATAAACGTCCCCGGAAGGATCCACGGCCAAGTCTCAAAACCCTCTGGTGCCCTTTCCTCCTCCTTCAAGTGGACAATCTGAACCGATGCAACGGAAATGTCACATGCCTTTCGCACTTCGTCGGATCCCTTCCTCTTCAGCCGGTTAAAGTCAATCGAGACCTCATCTTCTCCAACCGAAAAGATCATCTTGTTTCCGCTAACCTTGTAATGGTAGCGAAAGAGTCGACTAAAGTAGGTGACTGCCTTTTCAAAATGGTTCTTGGAAAAGGTCGAAATGAAAAAGTCGAGGTCAGACGGGGCCCATGATGGAGGGGATGACGATGAAAGAATCTTCTCGAGACAGAAGAGTGGATATGACCCTTGAAGAAAGACACTGCCGGGTGCCGCTGCCTTGAGGGAAGCAAAGGCAATGACAGCTGCAGTGTCCATGTCAAAGGGAGTCTGCGCGAGTCCCGCTTCGCCAATCGAGTAGAGGACAGTTTCTTGGGAATAGTCGTCACGATACCCAAGGTAGATGATTTCGTCCTTCCTTTCTTCGTCGTCGTCCTCCTTTAGATCAGCATAAATGAGGCAAAAGGGTAGACGAGAGTAACCTGGGAAAGAATGGTAGGTGGTTTCCGAACCAAGATAATGATGCTTGTCTCTCAAGAAGTGGGTGTCTTGAGAGACAAGGATGTTGCCAAGCACAATGCCGTGGTTTCCTGCCTTGATGACTTGGGTTCTCACATCAAGGTCTTGGCAAACACCGCACAGAGTGATGGATCGCCTTGATGAAGTTGCCATGATAGACTAGGGAGAAAACCTGGTGTGTGTGTATTATTTTCATTATTTAAGAAGTTAATGCCTTGCGAATTACTAAAAATTCTTCCGTCAAGGCTTCCAACTGGATGGGTGTCACCATGATGCGGCCATTTGCCAACATCAAATCACCCAGAGCTTCAAGCCAGCGGATAATGGCTGAAGGCGGAATCCTGTGTGGACAATTTTCAAGCAAGACTTGTCTCAGGCCATACATAATGTCACGCGGCATGTACCCCGTGTCTAAAATCGCGGCGAGGGCCTGGCGTGCCTCTTTTGGTTTTCCAAACCAGCAGGCAATGACCCATGTTTCAATCATTTCACTCGACGACTCTTCACACACTGCTTGAGCCGTTATGACAGTAACTTTTCCTTGGGTGACGGCTACCGATTGGACGGCATTTGTGGCTTGGCGTAAATCCTGTTGGGCAAACTCCACAATTGCCTCCAAGCCACTCCTCTGAACCTCTACACCCTCCTTCCTGCATATGTCTTCCAAGTAGTCACACTGGTGGCCCAAGGATGGAAAGACACAATAAATCATCAGGCAAGCCGACTTGATGGATGGGGAAATCCTCCCAGCGTCATTTGCAGTCAGTACAAATTGAAGACGTCCAGAATATTCTTCAATCAAGAGTGCAAGAAGGACTTGAGCCTTGGGCGTCATGTTGTCTGCTTCGTCAAGAATAAACAGTTTCTTCAAGGTGGCAAGTCGTGGGTTTTTCCGTCGTCCAGGCATTGGAAGCGGAGCAAAATGCTTCACCTTGACAAATATATCCGTTGCGTTACGTTCATCGGACGCATTCACCATCATGGACGCGCCAGCCTTTGCAGCCTCTGGCCCAAACAAGTCATTGGCCAAACATCCTGCCGTAGTCGTTTTTCCAATTCCAGGTTTCCCCAACAAGAGGTAATTCATTTGGTGTCCCGCCTTGGTGAGGGCGGCCATACGATCCGCATAGCCTTGGCGAAGGTCGTCGAGAGATTTAGGGCGGTACTTTTCCGTCCACGGGACATAGGATCTTGGCTCTTCAGTCACTGCAAAAGACATTTTTGCTATGTGGTTTTTTGGTGGTCACCAATCCTTTTTCGGAGAAAAAGAAACCGGTATTTGAATTATCTTCTCAAATTGAATTGGCACCCGTTGAGGATTAATTTGCGAAAAGAGGAAACCTAAACAAACGGAACTTCACTTTTAGAATGGACATCGTTCCTGTCCCTCCATCCTCAAGGGGAGACGACGAGGGTGCAGTCCGTGAAGCTCTTGTGGTGGAAACCTTTGACTCGGACACCCTCTTGGCTGAACGTCAGGCCAGGGCCTTGAATGTCACCCAACACCTCTACCTCCTCCTCAAGTCTCAGAAATGGTCTGAATTTTGTGAAACTCTAGGTTCCTATACCCACCTTGTAGAAGGCTCCAAAGACACTGTCATTCTCCGTGTTCCCATGGCGGTCCCCCAAGGCGTCACTGCCCGCTCAGTGGCACCCTCTCTTCCTCTCCTAGAAGACGTTCCCGACCATCCGTCCGACGAACCTCTCGAGTCTCAAGGGGTCACTGTCGCGGTAAAGCTCCAAGCTGTCGAACACTCTTCAGTCACGGACGGAGAGCTCAAGCGTGAAGCATCTTTTCTTGAAAAGGGAACCGTGGCTGTGAGGGAAGGCGTATGTGCCCACTTTCCCTTGATGATGGCCCACATTGTCTATGACACTGGAGAAGCTGGTTCTGTGCGGTGGCATGGAATTGTCAATGAATGGGCGGATGGAGACTTGGGCGATCTTTTTGGACGTCACCGAGAGGACACCAATCCCCATGCCATCCACCCCTTCCATCGCCAAGCGACAATCCAAGCCATGATGGGCCTCTACGTCATGAACCTCTTGTGGTCTGTCTACCATAACGACTTGCACCCAAAGAACGTCCTCTTTGTCTACCTAGACACCCCAACAACCTTTGTGTACGACCTACCGTCGCTTGACAAGACCCAAGTCTACCGTTTGACCCTCCGCGACTCCAAGCTCCTTTGTCTCATTTGGGATTTTTCCAAGGCTCACAAAGAAAGTGAACTTGGATCGAATGATTTTTACGAATTCTTTTCCCAAACCGCAGACTATCACCCTGTCTTGGCCTCTGAAGTCCGCACCGTGACGTCCTTTAACCCGGCTCCACGCCTTGATGTTCTTCCATGGATTTTATCCCTCCTCCGCCATTGGGCTGACGAGGATCCTTTCGTGACTCTTGATACCCTTAGTTCCGCGGAAGCCGGAGCCCTACCTCTCCCCCACCCTTGTGTTTACTCGTCCATGGAGGAATCGTGGACCTTGCCCTCCGTCTCTTCCCCTTAGTCTAACTTGGTCTTTCTTCTCAAGTAAACCTTCCAATAAAGCAGTGATTTCTCTACTTATTTCTGCCTATCATTGCATTTTGCACAAGCAATGACAAAATCCTTTGGGACTCACTTAAGGACAAGCCTCGTGACCCTGGAGACCCGCAACGCGAAGTCAGGCGTTTGCTTGACCTCTTTCCTGCAAAAGACGTGGTTCCTATCGTTTTGGGAAAGTGGCGGTCCTATCTCAAAATCGGCAATTCTTACTATCTGGCGTGGTGGATCTACTCCAAATTTCCGCTTGCCGAAACCCATTCCCCCACCATCACCATCTTTGACGAGTCATCACCATCTGATGATTTCACTCTTCCCAAATCTGTCATCTACCACCCCAAGAATTCACTGGAACTTGGTCTCGCATTGTTCGCCGTCGCCATCAATCTCCACATGGGAGAAGATCTCAAAAACATTGTCGAGTCTTTGAACCGCGTGAAGGTTGGAAAGACCTACATGATCAGTCATAAAGGACAGAAAGCAATTGGTCGTGTCACCCATGTCCTCTACGGTCTATCTCACACCCGAGCCGGTTACTCTTATGGTTACGGTTGGTCTTCTCGAGATTGGAGTAACGTCTCACGGATTACATTCACGGTCGAGGAAACCATCGAAGGGGAACCCCTAGAAGAAACGGTTTTGGAAGTTTCATGTTTTGGAAGGGAAATTACTTGATCTGGTGAAAATTTATTTGTCCAAGGTTGCTCCCTGAAAAACAATGACATTTGAGAAAGATAACTTTTTCGTGTCCTTGGCTGAGCACCTCTCATAAGAAGGCGGCATAAAAATATGCCATTTCTTGGTCCACGATCTCTGGTTAATCTTGGTCATGTCGACAATGGCTTCCATCTCATGTGCATATGCATAGCTGGACAGGGTTGGGACAAACAACATCTTTCCCCCTTTAGGAATGGTGAGGCGGTACAAGTAGCCCAAAACATTGCCTTGACCTGGTTGTGCAAAGGATCTGGCCATGGCCCAATCAATGGAAAAAGAACGCAGGTTGGTATCCTTTTTGGGAGCTCCTATGATTCCTCGATAGACGATAATATCACGGTCCAAGGGGGGTGCACCATGCATGACCTTGACAAACCGGGCTTTTAATTGGCGGCGGAGTGAAGGGGCGTCACCATTGATTGCCTTTCCAATCTCACCCTTCAACTTGGTAAATCGCTCTTTGGTTTTGCCAAAGTCGAAATTATCCTCTGCCTCACTCCAGAGAAATTCGTAGGATTCATGCCTCGCATTTCCTTTAGGGACGAGGGAAATAAAAAGACGGAGAAGACCCAAGAGCCGTCGAATGCGTTCAAAAGAGAATTTAAGGTGGGATTTGACTTCTCTTGGTGGCCGACGGGACGAAGACTTTTTATCCTCCTTTTCTTCTCCATCCTTCTCACCACCTTCATCCAGGCCAAGTTCTTCTTCACCGAGGTGCAATTCCTTTACCGACCATCCTTCATCAACAGCAATCTCTTCAAGAGTCTCCACTAACAATTCCGCTGTTTTTCTATCCAAGTAGCCATCACTGCAAAAAGCCGACCCATTAACAAATTCAAAAAAAGTAGTGGTCCATTTTTCGATAAGATAGCGGGTAGAGGAACTTTGGGATGCAAGATAAGCCACATTGGCCCTTAACCATGCTTTGCTTGGTTTCTTTGCATAAAAGGCATCCATAATCTGTCGGCGTCGAACCACTCTCTGCCTCTCACTCAAATCTCCTTCCGGTTTCGCCCATCCAGGAGGTAAGAGGCGTGGCCACCTGTCAAGGGCCGCAGAAATTAAAAAGTAATCGGTCTTGTACTCCGTCTCGAGATGAAAGCGAGGATCTGCCTTGCGTGGCGCCAAGAGCTTACCACATCCCGGCAAGACGACCCTTTCCCATTGGGAGGACCATTTTGGGTTCGCTTCAAGTTTTGTGCCAGTCTTGACTTCCTCAATCCTATAGCCCATGGCATCACTCAATGAATTACCCATATAATTTGTTATGCTCATATATTTTGTTATGCCACCTTGTTAGGTATATAGTCACCAAGTTATCCGACCAACTTGTGGAAAACAATCTTGGGATCCATCTGCCTCACCATGATCAAGTCACACATTTCGGACAACAAATCCATAGCTTCCACCAAGGAGGCAGGGTCAAGAGGGTCATAGTCTTCCGCTTCCTGGCGTTCCACGACCAGGTCCGAAAGGCCATTCAAAAAAGACACGACATCATGTCCCTCTCTCGCCAACCGGTTCCACGTCTGACCAACCCGCCGCAAGGACACGGGAGGACTTGCGAGTTTTTTTGCCTCTCCAAGACCCCCCACCAAGATTTCATAGGCTTCATCAAGAAGTTCCCCATCAATTTCATCATGGACCAAATCGACAGGAAGGCCTGAGCGGATGACGGTGGCCAAGTTTTGGAGACGCCCAATAGCGCAGCGCAAATCACCACGTGTCACCTTGACCAGTCTCTCGAGTTCATCCTCGGCGACTTCGAGACCCTCCTTGGCACACACCTCCTTCAAAGAAGTCAGACTCGTTCCTGGAGCCAAGGGTTCAAACTGGTAGGCACAACACCTGGATTGCAATGGACCCAAGATACGTGCACGGTAATTGCAAATAATGCAAAAACTTGTCAAGGGTGCCTTTTCAATGATACGTCGCAAGGCTTTCTGGGCATCCGTCGTCATTGAGTCAGCCTCGTCAAGCACAACATACTTGTGGATCGATCCACGTGTTCGAATGAAATCCTTGACACGATTTCTCACCGTCGTAATTCCTCGTTCATCCGAAGCATTCAGAGCCAAGACACGTCGCTTGAGATCCTCGCCCCCATACCTCTCATTCAAAAACGCCATTATTGCAGACGTCTTGCCCGTCCCAGGAGGACCGTAAAATAAAAGGTGTGGCAAGAGGGTATCTTCGTCTAGGTACTTGGCAAGAGAGGCCACGACAGTTTCCTGTCCTTTGACTTCAGCCAAGCAAGATGGTCTGTACTTTTCTGTCCACTGCATGGCGTGAATAAAGTGTAGGTGGCTTTCGGTTTTGTTTCCTCTATGATTTTAGAAAAAAAGTTTATTCACAACAACTTTACCCACTTCAAAAATTTTAATGGACCTTTGGTACCGTGCCGGTTCTCCAACCGTCAACCTCAAGCCGTCACCAAGCTACCCCAAGGCCTTCCATCTTCATCAAGAGCAGCCCCACCAAGGAATTGGTGTATTTTCTGTCAAGGATGGCCGCCCTAACCTTCTTGTGGCATTTTATCCGATTGACACTTGGCCCACGACATCTGAAGACTTTAAGACCATCTACAGAATCAACCCAACCCTTCTTAGCTTTGCACGATCAGGCGATCACCTTTGTTACCTCTGTCCCATAACCTAAAAATAAAGTAGGGTTGAGGACAAATGAAATGGTAATCCGCAGGTGCTCATCACCTGAAAATTCCGCAACGCTATTAAATTGAAGGTAATCTATTGTAATTTTGACCGAAACACTTAGGGATGAGTGCTAACGGAAACGAGCTACCTAGCGGTTCGAGACGATGTCTCAGACGGCGTATAACGAGTTTCAACGTCTCGAACGAGAACGTCTCCTCGAGGAGCGTCGGGAACGCGACCTTGACTTCTTCTTGGCGAGAAGCCCTTGGACATACTTCAAGTCAGCCTTGGCACGGGCCAAAAGAGAAGGACGGTTCTTGTTCCAAGTCACCAAGGCAGTCACTTGCTTGATGACTCTGTGGACCCCCGAATTTTTCTCTGTGCATGGCTTGTGTTTGCAAGGTTCAACCCTGGCAGCCTCGGCAAGACCTCTCCGGCGGGACTCGGTTGACCCTGTCAGGGAATAGCCATAACGTTCCAAGGCACCCTTTTGAACGGCAGACCGAGGGATGACATTTCTCGACCGGGACCTGGATGAGCGTGATGACCTACGGTAAGGTGAACGGCGGTGAGATGAACGGCGGTGAGATAACCGATGACGTTTTATCGAAACGGAGCGAGATCTTGAACGAGCCATTTGTATTTTATCTTGACTTGCCGAAAATCCTTAGCTACCATGCTAAGTCGAGAGTTGAAATTTACCGGTATTTTCTCTTGGAATAAAAATGGTCTTGGCATCCACTCCTCCCTTGCTTTCACCGGCTACCCTCTCCAAAGAAACTTTGTGCTCCCTCCACAAGACACGTACCCTCCGCGTGGCCCGTATTGATTTTTCGAATGCCATCTTGACGGCCCACATCCGTATGTCACCCAAGCCAGACCTTTATCCTCCTTCCTCTTCCCTTCAAGTCAAACGACAGTGTAAGTATCAATGTGAAGACGGGTTGAATAGTGATGATCTCAACGATGGATGGTTTATTGTGACTTGGTTGTTTTGAGATAGGCCAACTTAAATACCTCTTCCATCCACGAGACAGCTCACCAAAAAGAACCTCGATTAAATTTCGCTCTGCGAAATCAAACCAAAGGATTTAATGCTTGATTCAATTGACCGTAGGTCAACCAAATCAGACGATTTGCACCTTGATTAAATTTCGCCTGCGAAATCAAACCCGAGATTTCATCTTGTCTAAAAATAAATGACGGATTTTGAAAATGACCTCTTTTCAAGTCTCCCCGCAAAACCCAAGCACACCTTTAGTTTTGAGAGGGCGGAGAGGGGAGGGTCAGGAAAGATTGTCTTGAAATCCTTCCAGCTCAAAAACTTGGAAAAGTTGCATGGGGAGTCTGGACCTCCTGGTGCCTCTCCCGCAATGAGGGCAGCAGATTCATTTCCTTGTTATGTCTCCTTGGCAGTCTTCAATGCCAATCTTAACCAGAGCCCCAATCAATTGTCTGCCATGTACATGTTGGGCGCCTTGCAAAACGTTGCCATGATGAAACGCATTTACCCAGGGTGGATTCCCTTGATCTTTCTAGACAAGACATCATATGACCGTTATTCCAAGTTTCATGACGACTATATCCAAAATATGCTCAAGGCCAATGATACCACGATTGTTCTTCTTGTCACTTGGAAAACGGGAATTCCCAAAGCGGCCGCCCTCTCCAAACGGTTCGGCATCCCAATCAAACCGCTTGACGACATGGCCGCTCTCATTGCGGCCTACAAGACAAAGAAAAAGATCAAGACGACGACCAAGATTCAATTCAACAAGACCATGTGGCGGTTTTTTCCCGCGGCATGCAAGGTGGTTAACATTTCACGGGACGCCGATTCACGCATCAATATGCGCGAAGCCTATGCCGCCAAAGAATGGCTAATGACGGACTATCCTCTCCACCGTATTTTTGACTCTGTCTTTTTCCAAAATCCCATCCTTGCCGGCTTGTGGGGTTCAAAACCCATTTGTCGTGGAATGATCCAAGAAGACGACAGGACGTGTTTTTCGGTGACGCCTCCCATCCCAAATCTTTCTTCTGTTCTTGAAGGCTTCTTCCTTCCAGTCAATTTGGGTAAAGGTTATGGCATTGACGAGTTGTTTATGGGGTTGGAAACGAAGCAAGCTGAAAAAGTGTTCAACACGAATTTGTTGACCTTTGGCTATGGGGCATTTTTCTCGTCTACCGACTCGAGTTTTACTCTCTTTAAAAATTTTCAATCCATCAAGTTGGGCCATAAGCTCTACTCCCTTCTTCCATGTAAGGGGGTAGACCCTCCCGCCCATCCCCAAAGCCTCTTTAAGAAACTACCGTCCGGGGCTCTCTTGGGTGACGAGACGTCCTTTGTTGGAGAAAACATTGAAATGGATAGTGGTATTCCGAAAGGATGGGTGGCCCTCATCACCGACCTGACCATGGACTATGCTGCAGGGAAGCCGCTGTCAAAAGACTGGAAAGCATTGTTTTCGCGTCACGGAATTCACAAACGGCCGCTGACGTTTCAAAGAAACTTGTCTTCTATGAAAATCGAGGCCTTTAAGGACCAATATGGTTTTGACAAACGGTGGTTTCCCCACCTTTGGTACGCCTTTGATCGCATCATCCAGGCAGAGACCTATACCTTTACGCGGATTCAGACGACCAACCCCGGCGAGTATGACATTCATGTATGGGAAGCCGCCTACCGTTCCGGAATCAATGCCATTCCCTCGGCAAGAAAGTTTGTGTTGAAAGAGCTCGACAATCACACCTATGAAACCAACTTTGCAGAACCCCTTCTAGATGTTTACTACGGGGATCTTCCCGAACTCAAGGGAGTGGGTCCAGAGGTACCCCATTTTTTCAAGCACGTCTTTGACTTTATCAAAAAGCATTCCCACGTCTTGAAATATCTCAACGAAGATCAGGGTCTCGAATATTGGTCTGGTGCCTTGGCTTACTACCCCTATTCGTCGATGCGAATGTGGAATTTGGGTTTCTGATCAACCCCGCGTGGAGCAAGTTGATTTCCTAATTTGGTCTTGATCCCTTTCACCCCTCTTGAATAAAATGACATCATGGTCTCACTCAATGCAAACTCTACTCCAGGTCTTTCATGCCGTTTCAGACCGGACCTCGTCACGCCCGGACGGTGGCGCCCGCTACTGGAATAAGGATTCTATGGATGATCTCCTGGCCAAACAGGATTGGACAAAGCTCATGAATCACATTTATGACGTTCTGGACAATCATCGCTGCAGGGAAGCGGCGGATTGGATCAAGGACAGGGCTATGGAAGGCCATGTGCCTCTTTTGTACATTTTTATACGTAATGGGATCAAATCCATCGGCTACCGGGTGTTGCGCTCCCAAGAATTCAAAGAATGGATCCAAACCTGGATGATGTTTTGTTTCCGGGTCGTGGAAGACACTGTGACGTGCTCGTCGGTCATGGGTCTAAACAAGGCGCCTCTGACCACCTGCCTCATCCAAAAGACCATGGGGTGGCTGGCCGCCTATGAGGTGATGGAGGACTGGCCCTCTCCCATCACGATGCTCCAAGAGTTGGGCTTCTCGACGGTCCTGGAGGAACCTGCCACCCTCCCTGCCGAAGGCATAGCCACCCTGCCCGCTGAAGGCATTGAAGAAGGTGACGACGTCTACTCGGAGGATTTCGAGGTAGAGTCTTCCTCGTCTCACCGAACCAAATCCCTCATCCACTTGACACCAACCTCCCATCCCAAATCCTCTCCTTCCCTCTCTGCCATCACACGGGGCACCCCTCCCTCTCCCCTTTCCCTCAGCGAACCCATGGCCTTTGCCACCGCTACATGGATTCCCGGATTCCAAGTGGCACGTGTGGGACACTCCGTCTACTTCCACACCTCGAACCCGCAGGCGAAACGTGCTTGCATGCACAACGACACCCATTTCCGGGTGACCCAACAACAGGTGCGCAAAACCTTTTTGCACCAAATGCTCAAGGAGCTCCAGGACAATAACTCGTGGGAGACGTGGGTCAAGACGATTCACCAGGTCATGGTCGACATTCCTTCGAAATAAATTTTAACTTCACCGAGCATTCATTTCCATTTTTTCTTCTGCCATGTCTGTCTTGGCCGAACTTGCTTGCCCCCACTTGGTGGACGTCACCCAAGACCTAGAATTTGCTATCCTCCGCGAGGCTATGCCAAAGATCATCCACTAAAAAATTAAACAATCAATTTTATACATGTTTCAGCCGCTTATCTCGTAAAGACGCCCTAGAGAAAATCGCCTCAATAGAGCTAAAGGCCTCGACACATACAGGCTTGTGTGTCGTTGAGGAAGGCGTGGAGACTCCGTCTTTATCGATCCCTCCGTCTTTATCGTTTCCTCCAGCCCTCTCCTCATCGCATCCAATGCAATAGGCGTGGCTGATGGACGTGAGGTCAGGAATCACCCATTCCTTCATAAAGGCGCCACACGGTGTCGCTGTCGGAAAACAAATGCGGGCACGGTGTTTGATGTCTCCTTCATTTCCGTCGTAGCGTTCCACAATCACTTGGAAGGCCTTGGTTCCTCCGGTGCGGAAATTGACAGAGGGTACCATACGTGTAAGGACCTCCTTGGCATAGGCTTCTTTTTGAGCAAGAGTCGACGCTCCGTCTTCAAGTTCAAAGAAGAACACCCACATGAGGCCGCCCCGCTTCTTCCGGCCGCCCTTGCCCCCTAGAGTGTTCTTGTAGGCGTAGTGGCGCGAAGACCGGATGATGTAGGCATTCTCCGCGGCGAGACGATGGACAAACCCTAGGGTTTCTTGTTCAACTCCCTTGTCAACAACCGAGTTGGGTGCTCGGGCGGAAATCTCCAAGACGTAAAGTGCTCGATGGGCAAACATGCGTCGGCGGAAAAGGAGAGCCATGTCATCGCGTGGCGAGTAGAAGCGATTGCCCTTCAAGGTGGCACACGTGTCTTGAAAGACAAGGTCAAGGTCAGTTCCCAAGGGATCCTCACGAAGCAAGAGGGTCTTGAGAGCCATCGGAAAGGCAGACACACCCAAGCCGCTGAGGGTGGCGCAAATCTTCTTGTCTGGATTGGGGACATGAATACGGCACGGAGCAAATCCAAAATCAATCAGAGTCTTGGACGAGTAGGCCTGTTCGGCGTCGAGAAGGAGGGCCGTTGCGTTGGCCCGAACCCCCATTCGTTGGAGGTCCTCAACAATCTCGTCATTGACCTTGGCCTTTTCAGGTGGCGTCTTGGTCGCGTATTTGGATGCCCATTCGCCATGGACGCCAAGTCTCGAGTCGTCTTCTTCGCCCTCTTTTTCAGAATCCTCATCATCACTCGACTCGTGGCTGACATTCGACTTGCGGCTGACATCTTGAGGGGTGAGTAGTACCGAATCTCCAGTCAACACCGGGTCCTTCAACAAATGGCCAAACCGCCCAAAAACCATTTCCCAAGAAGTGGCACCCAAGTCCGAGCGAACCTGGACTTGCCCATTGCCAACGAAAAACCATCGCTGGCGTGCATCCATGCCAAGACGTTTTGGAAGGTAGGTCGCTGCTTGGAAGAGACGCACAACTTGGGGAAGGGTCAAAAGCCATTCCTCCCCCATGGCGTCAACAATGGTCGAAAGCTTGACAGAGGTTCCTCGAAAGCGTTTGGCAAACGACTGGAGAAACACGGCGTCTTCAGTCTTTCCACCAAGGGATTGAAAAATGCCTCGTTTTTCGTCAAGAAACCAAGTAGACGGGAAAATGCATTCGTCTGGCTTGGCAACCAAACCATCCTTGGACCGCATCATCATATCCAGACCAATGTTGAGGGCAGTCGCTTCGACTCGAGTCAGCCACTCCAAGGAGGAATCTTTCTTGATCAGGGACGCGATGGACACCAAATCAAGCGCATCTTGTTCCCAAAGAGCCTCGACCAAGTGACCAAGTTGACTTGACGAAGGAATCATTTTGGGATGTTTGAAAAAGCGAGAGTAAGGTATGTGTTTTAGATTTTTTTTTTATTTCAGGGATGCTTTCTCACCCTTCCCTTTCGCGGGAATATGCCACCAAAGTGTATTTCGAAGACCCGTCGAGACGCAGCGCCTGAGACATGTGCCACATTTCGTGGTCCGTTTCACCGGCTACGCCGTTGGTCACAACAACGTTGTTCCATGCAATGGCAGTCCCTTGGGCAGGTTTCAACCCAGCATCCAACTTGTTAAAAATCGTCCGGCCACCCTCTTCGAGGGGAGGCAAGGCATTCAAAAAGACAATCATGGTGGAAAGACGTTGACCTTGGCGCCCTCCACCATCCTCGAGGACATCAATGTGTGGGGACACTTCATCACCAGGCAATTGGAGATGGACCTCCAGGGGTTCCAGGGTTTCGGTGGGACGTTGGAGGAGTTTAGCGATACGCCCTTCCAACATTCTCAACCAGGGTGTGGAACCCTTGGCAAGGCTTACTTTGGTGACCCCCTTTTCTAAAAGGGCCTTCAGGTAGGCACTTTCGCTGGGTGTCACGACGTCGTCAAAGGCCACCACCTTGTCAATGTTTTTGGCTTCCAGGGGGAAATAGGGGCCGTGAGGGACAAGAACGGGTGCGGCTTTGGCACTTGGAAAATCTCGCCAAAGATCGGGTTGACGAGTCACCGCCTTGACTTTTGTCCCCTCTTCTTCACCACCCACCTTTCTCAGTCGAAACCACCACACTGCAGCCGCCAAACCAATTAATAAACAAAATGCAACTAATAGAATTTGGATGATAGGTTTCATTTGACATTTACTCCAAGTTTTTGCTCACTTTCATAAACACATTTCTCCGTATGAGTTTGACAACTCGTTTTACCCTTGTAGAGCCAAGTGACCGTGTTGCGTCGTTGGCCATTGGCAAATTGCCCAGTGATCTGGCAACCCTAGCAGAGACAATTGTTGAAGAAGTCCGCACAGACATCCCACCATCTCCCTCCGACATCACCCCGCGCCTTTCTGTAAAGCCTCTCATCATGATTGGAAGACGTCCCTGCCGCCAGCGCCGCAATGTCGGCTTCTATGCAGCTCCTGGCGTCGTCGAGGGCTATCACTATTCCGGTACCGTGATGAAGGCATGTCCCTTGACTCCCTCTATGGCCGCCTTGATTGATGCCGTCTGAAAAACGTTTGGTTTCAACCCATCCAAGACGGGCATCTTGATCAACGAGTATGAACCGGGCGACTCCATTGGCAAGCACTCGGACGACGAACGTGACTTGGCCATTACTGATGCGGGGATTGTTGCCATTTCGATGGGTGCTTCACGGACCTTCCGTGTCAAGGCAAAAATGTCTATGCAGGTAAAACGAGGGGATAGCTTGTGCGCCTTTGAGGAGGGAGAAGTCGTTGACGACTTGCGGACTCGCTCAGGCCAATATCTTCAAATGGCAGGTCGCGATTTTCAATCGTGTTTTACACACCAAGTTCCTTCCTTGGTGCGTGACAATGCGACTCGATGGTCCTTGACCTTTCGTGAATATCGTTGATCTTTAAAAGTTTTATTCTCAACAAGCATGAGGAAATCCCAAGGAATTTAAATGACTTTAAATTCCGTCTTCCACCTCTTCACGCAGGGCGTCTACATCCATTTCAGCCAATTTGCGGAATTGGCTGCGCAGCCAAGCACGGGTAAGATATTCGGCCTTCATACCTTCCCTTCCAAAGCGATACCCTGCAATAAAGGCCTTGCGAAGCAAATCATCATCAAGTGATTTCTCGTCACCCAGGGCCTCCATGTAGCGAGCGAGTTTGCCATATGCGGCCTTATCGCCACCTCTTGCCTTGTATTGGAGCCGGACCAGACGGTTGAGTTCTTCCCGACGTTTCGTCACATCCATCTTATCCAAACGCTTTTGGACGTGCGGCGCAAGGCGGAGATAGAGAGCGTAGGCAGCATCAGCCTTTCCACCCTTTCCACTCTTTCCACCATTGTCTCGTACCTTGCGTGCCATTCTCTCAGCATGCTCCTTCATCCGTTGGCGGGCAGTCATGACTTCCCGGTAGACTTGGGCATCAAGATAGGCATGACGCTCCGTTTTGGTGAGATCCTTCAAGGCCTCTTGCACATCCTTGTCAAGTGACTTTTTGATGTGTTTCCGATGGTCCTTAAGGCTCATCCCCTTGTATCCTGGAGTACTTAAGAGTTTTTTGAGTGCTTCGTGGTCCTTTTTGGTCAGGCGGGGATGGCCGGGCAAGACTCGCTTGGGCTTCTTCCTTTTGAGTGTACGTGAGGTTGAGGCTTTAGTCTTGGTACCCACCGATGCAGAGCGTCCTTTGCCTTGACCCTTGCCTTGACCCTTTCCCTTTCCACGCCTTTGGATGTTCCCCCTTACGGAATCCTCAAAAATGTCACAAACTCCCTTGTACATCAGTTTAGTCAGGACGGCGCGGTAGTTTTTCCAATTGGCATAACGTTTCTTGACATTGTCCTTGGACCATTCCTGGTTACCCTTGTTCTCGTCCATGTGTTCCTTGACCAAGGTCTTCAAGGTCTTTTTAATCTTTTTGGCCGCCTCTGAATCGCCGAGCTTCTCGTCAAAAAGAATGGAAGGAATGATTTGGCTAGCCACTCTCCACGTGGTTGTGGGTACACCCGGACACTCGAGTTTCCACTGATTCTTGACGGTTCCCTTGGCAGGGGCCTTGCGTTTAGAAGCCTTGTAGCTGGTGTAGGATGCCGAAGAAATACCAGACGCTGCACTGACCTCATTGTCGACAAACTTTTTGAGGTGAAGACTCTTGACCATCTTCTTCTTCCTCTCAACCTCGTCAGCCACACGGGGATCATGAATCTTGAGAATCTTGTCGAGCAAGATGATGGCTTGGGCGACCGACTTGAAGGTAATTGACACTTTCTTTCCGTTGCGCTCAGCCACAATGACGTTCTTTCCTGCATCTTCGAATGCAATTTCCAACGCCTTGGCCTTTTCTACACTGGAACACATTAGTTCAATATCTGTGTAGCTGCCTCCGCCAGCCAATTTGTGTTTTTCAGCGGCCGTCCGCTCAGGACTTACATAATGGCCTTTGCCTTTTCCTTTTACTGGCTTGCCACTCATTTTTACTCTTTGCTGTGAAATTTTTCTCTCGTCCCAAATTTTTTTCTTCCTTTCACTTTATGCAAACAAATATGGAGTCTTCACCTTCTGTCCATGACCAGATTTTGCTTCGCTTGAAAATGTTGGACAATGAAGAACTTGCCCTCGTTGGAAAATTGGCAGAGCTCCGCTTGAACCTCAAAAAGGCACAAACCACCCTCTCCAAACACAAGGGTGCTGCTGCAGCCCTGTCACTCTTGGATCCACCAAAAGCTTGAGCTGAAGGGTTCGATTCTTCTGATTCTAATAAATGGTGTTTATTGCCCACCGGTGCAACTCACTGCGTAAGCTCAATGAGGCACATCACCAGAGGTACAAATGGATTGAAGTAGATGTGATTCTTCGGAGAGGAAAACTCGTCTTATTTCATGACATGGGTACCGTCATACCGCCATCCAAACATCATGCCAAACGCCCGATTCCTCTTACCAAAGCTCTGGAATGGCTTGAGGTCCATCCGTCCATCACTCTAATTTTGGATCTTAAATGCATGGCCCTCCACCGAAACTTGTACCGTACGGCACTCCTTACCACCTTGAAGCCCTATTCATCGCTGAAATCTCGTCTTGTTTTGACCTCCTTCAATCACCTCCTTCTGACATCTGTCCGTACAGCCTTGCCAGACTGGACCTATGGGGCTATCATTGAAGCGGCTTTAGTGGATCTTCCTACCTATCTCCAAACCCACCTCGGCTTTTGCACCTATGTCATGTTGTCTCACCACATTTACGACAAGGTGACGGTAAGTTCCCTTAAAAAGAATTTTCAAGTTGGAGTTTACACTGTGAATAACCCGGCAATGTGGCCCATCATTCGATCCCTCGGGGTAAAGTTTATTTTCCGTGATCCGTGATGAATAAATCCTAAAAGGCGTCAGCCCTAAAACTCTAAAAGGCGTCAGCCCTAAAACTCTAAAAGGCGTCAGCCCTAAAACTCTAAAAGGCGTCAGACCACGCTTGGACTCCCGTAAAACAATAGGTACATACCTTGGATCCCACGACGGTTTTCAATGCTTCTACTGAAAGGTAACGCAACGAAGTACATCCGATACGCCCAGCCAAATCACCCTCTCCCCATACATCATTCCATATCAATTCCTCCTTGGTGGGAATGTCAATCCCCTTGTCACATGGGTTGGAAACCGGGGGCGACGCGATACGCACATGAATTTCCTTGACCCCCTCCGCCCAAAGCCTCTTTAAGGTAGTCCCCATGGTGTTTCCCCTTACAAGGGAATCATCCACCAAAAAGAGAGTTGCCCCTTGAAGAATGTCTCGATCGTAGATAAATTTGGCTTTGCACGCTTCTTCACGGGCCTCTGGAGTTGGAAGGATAAAGGTACGTTCTGCATCGGGTGCTTTTTGGACTGCCGTCTCCATAAAGACAAGGCCTAGGGCGTCGGCAAAACCAGCAGCCATGGGTATAGCCGTACGGGGCATACATGCAACGATAGTGTTTTCACCTTTTGTGTCAATAGCTTCATCAGCAGCCAAGGCTTCACCTAGCTCATAGCGGTATCCGTAAACATTGGAAGAGGTGTGGTGCTGGAAATAAATCCACTCAAACGAGCAAAACTTTGGGTCACAATCTACAAACCTCCACAGGCGTTTCCACGATCTTCCATCTCTTTTCGCATAACGAATTTCTCCGGGTCTCACTTGGATCGGCGGTACATCCCTCCACCCCTCTTTGTGCGGCACTGCACAAGTTTCGGAGAATGCCATGTAGGTAGAGGTGCGTCCGTCAAAGGCCACCCAGAGGGGACGTACGCCGTGGCGGTCACGCGCAACAAAAATACCCTCCTCCGCGTCAATCACCAAAGAAAATGCTCCATGAAATTCTTCGATAAGTGCCCGGAGCGCCGCCTCCCATCCGCCTCGTTTTTCACGTTCCTCCCTTAACCATCTCCACATTTGAAAGGTATCCGTTGAATCGCCCTTGGCTTCTACAAAACGTGCAACATTACCGTTGTGAACCAAAGAATCCACGTGTACCCCATCCCCTCGTGGTGCCACGAGGGGTTGGATGTGACCCTCGACTCGTTTGGCCTTACCCCCTGCCGTTGAATAACGTGCATGACCAAGTGCTGAAGTCGCGACAAGGCTCCCATCCACCGCCATGGCATGCGAGGGATCCCATGCATTGACCTCTTTTGCATCCCACACAATGCCCGCCGTTTCTTGACCTCTATGGCGGAGGGCCCTCAACCACCCAACAAATTCCTGGCGGTAAAAGGGTCTTTGGGACCAAATCCCCAAGATGCCACACATGGAGGTTTTAATGACTCTTCTTCACTTGATCCGGCCGCCGCTCGGCGAAAATAAATAAAAACTTCCATCCTTTGTTGGAAGGTCATAAGCTTCAATCTGCCTCCATCACAAAACCCGATCCTCAACCCATAATGACTTCGGGTATAGAACGAATGTACCAAGGAAAAGTGCGTGACATTTATATTCTCCCCCATGTTCCCAAGAAGCTGGTCATGGTAGCCACCGATCGATTTTCATCCTTTGATCGTCACCTTTGTGATGTTCCCGGCAAGGGATGGGTGGTGAACCATGTTTCCTTTCTTTTTCAACGTTTGTTGGAAATTAACGACATCCCAACCCACTTCACACCAACCATACGCCAAAATGTGACTGCTGTCAAGGAGTGTATTCCCTTGCCACTAGAAATTGTCGTGCGTGCATACATCACGGGCTCGACCTCAACCTCATTGTGGACCCGCTACGCTGCTGGCCACCGCACCTACTGTGGCATTACCTTTCCTGACGGTCTTGTGAAGAACCAGGCCTTGGAGGAGCTTGTCATAACCCCCACAACCAAATCCGCGACCCACGACCGACCAGTATCTAGCGACCAAATTGTAGAAGAAGAACTCCTATTTACTCCTGAAGCCTTTGAGCTCTTCACAGGTGAAAACCTTGGGGACAAACGGAAGGAACCTGACTTTAAGAAGGTCTGCCGTCACTTGCTTAATGAAATCTACAACACGGCTCTTAGGATCTTCAAGATTGGTCAGAAAGTTGCCGCCAAGGCAGGTCTTATCCTTGTCGACACCAAATATGAATTTGGCATTGACCCAGATGGTCACATTTGTGTGATTGACGAAGTTCACACCCCAGATTCGTCTCGCTTTTGGGAGGCCGCTTCCTACAAGGAACGATTTGAAAGCGGCAAAGATCCTGTGTCACTTGACAAGGACATCATTCGCAACTACATCAAGGGCTCGGGCGTAGACCCCTATTCGGATGAGACCCTTCTACCCATCCCCCAGGACCTTATCGACCACACCTCAAAAGTCTACAAAATGTTTTACGAACGCATCGCCCCCTTTTTGGACCCCACCGGCCAGTATCCTCTTGGCAGGGAAGAGGACTCTCTGCCCGTTGACCATGTACTCAAAACCATTAAGCTTGCCGTCAGTGAAATTTTTATTGTAACCTCTAACCCTTCACATCCTAACCTTGAAAGTCTTCTTGGTCATTGCGTAGACCTTGGCCATGCAGTCTACCCTTTGGGCTTGTCAATCTTCCGCCAAACCTCTAGGTGTTTGGAAATCGTTGAAATGTTTAATAGCCTCATGGCATCCAAACCCCTTGTCCTTATTGTTCTTGAAGAAGCGGGTTCTTTTGCCTTGTCGGGTGTTTTTGCTTCAAACTGTGAACGTCTTCCAGTCATTGTTTGTACACCTCGACTCGGACCTTCTCCTCCAGAGGGTGTTCCCCTCATGGTGGTTGACACACCTCTGAATGCGGCCTTGGCAGCCGACCGCATTCTCAAACTTGCATTCAAAAATTTATTTGGTTGATTGGGTTGAAAACCTAAATGAGTGGCTTAAGGAACTCTACGCTCAATGCTCCCAACACGGGCCCAATGGCCAGGAGGAATAAAATCTGGTGATCCAATGACCAACATACCAAACCCACAATTGAATGTGTCCATCATCTCTTCGCGAGTCAATTTAGCTCTGGCCTTGATGTCTTCGTAGAGGGGAGAAAATGGAAACTCTTCCCAGGCGACACCACACTCAGAGTGTTTCAAGATACGGGCCGTGTTTTCATTCCATCCGCCACCTGTTACATGAACAAGTCCATGAATTGGTTGGGTCTTTGTGTTTTCGAGAAGAGGATAAATGTCCGGGAAATAAGAACGATGGGGTGCAAACAACTCTGGAAAGTCCACCAAGGCATCGTCACCAGGAGGGTAGAGTTTCGCCAATAGAGAGTAGCCATTTGTATGGGGACCGGAGGAGGCAATTCCATAAATGATGTCACCCTCCCTTACCGCCGAGCCATCAATAATGTTTCCTGGGCGGACTTCTCCCACAATGGTACCTACAATTTCAAGATCCAAGTCGGAAGTATAGACTGAAGGCATCTCGGCCGTTTCGCCTCCAAGAATCACACAACCGTGGCTCTTACATGCATTAGCCATGGCAGCCACAAGGGTTGACATTCTCAGAGGGTCGATCCGTCCAGCCGCAATGTAATCCAAGAAAAACAGAGGACGGCCGCCGTGAACCAAGATGTCATTCACCGAGTGATGGACAATGTCACGTCCCAACACATTGCAAGCCTCTTCAGGGCTGTCCATACGCTCCATCAAAAATCTCGTCTTTGTGCCTACTCCGTCTGTCGATGCAATCAGCGAATGGTGGGCCTTGTCGAATTCATATATACCGGCAAACTCTGCAAGTGTGACAGCGGGTGTATGGGTATCCCGTGTCATAGTCTTGATTGCACTTACGGCTTCAAATGCACGGTCTCGAGAAACACCTGCGTCTTCATAGGTCATCCTTGGACCTTGTGGGATTCCGACATAATTCCTTGTGGGCCTATTCCTCTTCATTTTTGTTGGGATTGGACCCACACCGAGCTTGTGGTCAACCCACCTCCGCAAGACGAGCCACGCCCCTGGGAGTTGGCCAGTAAAAGCCCAAGCGATCAGGGTGCTCCAAGGGACCAGCAGAATCAGGAAAAGCCACATCATAAAGATTTTGAGTATGGGAAGAGAATTCAAAGTAGGAGGAATAAACTTTTTTAAAGGTTGAGAAACGATGGCACAGTGGAAAGTTTATGTTCTATACCCCTTACCTAGGCTTCAAGGGCTCGTCAAGTCTTGCTTGGGCTTCTCTTGGTAACCAACCTTACAAGAATTTTCTTGGCAAGGCAGAATGGTCAAGCCTAAAGCTTGCCATTTTTCATGGTTCGAGAGAAGCGTCTGAAGCGGCAGTGATCCAAGGCAACGTAAATGGAGGACTTTACGAAGCCGCAAGGGGAGGCCACAAGGACCTTGTCGACTTTTTC